TAGGTGGCGGGTCGTCGTCAAGACCACGGTCGAGGACGAAGTGATCGCCAACTCGCTTATGGAAGCTCATGCCGAAGCGAGTCGTAAGTATCCCGGTGGTGAGGTCATTGGGGTGCTAGAGGAAACCCGCTAATCGACCGGCGGGGGTGACCTAAACCGCCCCCGCCCATTCCAACTCAAGGAGGACATGTGGCACGAGGTAAGCCCAACAACCCCGCCAACGACCCGGCACGAATAAAAATCATTGGCAACGTGTCCGACGAAGATTTGCCCATCGAAGCCCGTACCCGCTCTCTTGGCGAGCGGCGCTGGGAGACTCTCGGGGCAGAGATTGTGAAATCGTCCAGGGCCGGCCTCTGGCTCAAGGTGGAGCTGGACAAAGACGCCGACCCGGACGTGATCCGCGCCGGAGTAGCGACCGAGTTGAAACGGTACGACGTGAAGAGCACCACACGGATGCTTCGCAACGACGACGGGACAACAACCGTCTACTTCAAGGCGCTGCCGCAGAAAGAGGCGCAAAACAACACCGTCACATCGAACTAGGAAACTTATGAGCTATGGCATAACCCTGAACGGCCTGGACATCCGCGAGTTCCTCGACGCCGACAACGCCGAACATACGTACAAGTGGATTAGTTGGGGGCAGCTTCGCACTCTGCTCGACTCATTGCCCGACGAGACGCCCATCTGGGCCAACCCCGTCACGGGCAACTTGATGCTGATGCATCCTGGTCAGCAGCCGATACGCTGGGTTGATGTCGCTAGTGAACGGATTGACGAAGAAACCGGGGAGTAACCGTGGCCGAACGTGCGGTCAAAGACGACGACTTACGTTACCCAGCTCTAGAACGATTGGGGCGCCTCATCCGGCGCCACCAATTACGGCACTTTCCGCGCGATAGCTCCATCGCCGCTACGCGGGTCGCCCTCGACGTGCTCGAAGCGATCAAGTGCCCGGACGCCTACCCGCTCAGCGTCCAAGCGACTATCTTCAACCGCGCTCTGATTCGACGTGCTCTTCGGGATGGCTTCCCGGAGAGCACCGAACAGTTCGAGGAATGGCACAAGGAAATCAACGCTTGGGGAGTGGGAATCGGCTATCCCGCTAAGGAAGAACGCGATCACCGTTGGCCGGGGCATCTGGTCGCCATCGTCCAGCGGCGGTTCCTGTGGGACCTGAGTATTGACCAGGCTGAGCGGCCCCGTTACCGGATGTTCTTTCCTGATCCGGTCATTTTGGGGGTCGATGAGAATTTCCTGCGCGGTCATACGCCGCTGATCGCCCCGTGGGGCGACCTCGTGATGATCTACGTCGCGAAGCCATACGACAAGACCTTCCGCGAGCTACAACACTGGGCCGTGGAAGTACGCACGCTACTCGGCGTTGACAATCCGACGAAAGCCATCCTCGCGAGTCTACGCAACGAGGTGGTTGACGATGTGATTGGCGGCGTCCTACGCCGACTCGAAAGAGAAGCCTGGGAGGAAACTGAATGACGGATAGCCGCGAACGCCGACCGCTCGTACCTCGCTTGATCCCACACGAGCGCAACCGATCCCGAACCGTGTGGGCGCGAAGCTGGTACAGCGAGCCGGTGCCCCTCGCGGTCGGGCAACGGTTTCCGAAGTGGATTCCGATGGAGGACGAGATTGAGGTAGCCGTGCTCCAGTCCGGCGACACGCAATGGATGGAACACTTGATGGAGGGGATGGTCGAAGCGTCCCAAACGCTCCTGCTCGAACTCCCGGCGGAAGTGGGATCGGTCCGGCTTCGGGTCCGACTGTTCCACCAATCCGCCGGCCGGAGTCACGAGATGAACCTCGAATATATCGGCAGACGACCGAAAAACTGATGGATCAGCACTGCGTATGTTGCGGCCTTGGTCTGGAAGTAGAGTTGGGCAGATGCGGCAAACACTGGTTTTGCTACATCTGCCTAGGTCGCGGCCATGACACATCGGACATGTGTGTGGAATGTAATCCCGATCCAAAAGAGCCTTACAAAGATGCAAGCTGAAGTGCTCTGGGCCAGGCAATGGGATGATCTCACCCCCGTCAAGCACTGGCAAACGATGTTCGCCGTGCCGCTCGCGGCCGGCAATCTTCCGAGCGTGGGCGTGCGCGTGACCATCTCAGTCAACACGACTTTCCACATGGCCAACTCGTACGCCACGGCTGAGGTGTTCGACGGGACGCAGTGGCACCCGATAGCCGGCTTACCCGCACAACTGATGAAGTCGGCCATACGCCACCAAGGAGGGATGGGTGCCGTGTTCTCAACGTCGGGCGCCGAGGAAGATGCGGCGCAACTGCTTCAGGACACTCAGACGGCGTACCGCTACCGGGCTCCGGGACCGTCCGAGTTCGCACGAGTGATACGCCAGTGATGCCGATTGCCATGCTCTCGGAAACTACCGATGAGCGTTGCGCGAGTAGCGTCGAGGAGAAACGCGGATGAATGTCACCTTGGAACTGACCGAGGATGAGGCTGAATGGCTATCGGCTTGCATGGGCATGGTGATGCAAATCTCCGGACATTGGGCCAGCCGGACCGCCGACGACACCGCCAACGCCGTACTCAACAAACTGAATCTAGCAGCGCTGGAGATGATGCGCGCAAGGAGTAATGGTTGATTTCAGGGTATATAGGGACCAACCCATGAGGCGCGAGGTACACGAGCGATGGAAGAACCGAAACCGCCTGAGCTAACGACCTTCTTCTGGTCGATGTTGGCCTATGTCGAACAGCTCGGTGCCGAGTATCGGGACAGCGCGACGCCGCCTCAGCGCAAGGAGGAGCTACGCCGCGAGCTTATCCGCATCTACCGCGAAGCCAAAGACTTCCAGTGCCGTTGAAGTACCAGGGCGTGTGGCGTAGACCAGGCACGGAAAGCGTGGACCTCTACCCCGGCCTCGTCGTGTGGGATGACCGCGTGTCGGGGTCAATCACGACCGGCCGCTCGCGGCTACCGCTGTGGTGTTTGGTCTACACGGCGCTTACCGGCGGTTGGGATCAGGTTGAGCACGGCTGGGAGCCGAGTCAGTACGGATGGGACGCCTCGCGAATGGGGCAGTTCCTAACTGACCTGTTAGAGCTACGCGGCGAGTTCGCGCGGCTGATTCTGGTCCTCGCCGACAACGAGCGGCGTGAACGTACCCACGACATGTCCGGGCCACCATGGTGGGAACGACCGACAACACGCCGCCGCACGATCAGCCAATTGAAGCGATGCCTTGAGGTGCTGGAAAACCTCGAAACCGATGAAAGCATTCCGAATCCACCAGTGTGCTCGTGATGCCGAGTGTTCGGCCGAAGGTGCGCCGAACCGTCTGTATGTCCATACGCCATGGGGCTCACTCATCGTCGCGCTCGACCGAGACTCAACCACGCAGTTGTGGCTACCGGGTCGCGGCTATACAGCGACGTGGTGGCCCATCGTGTGGCATCCCAAAAGAAAGGAGCGAGTGTGAAACGAACCGCTACGCCGGGGCTCGGCCGGATACCTTCCGGGAAGCGTCCGGACGTACCTAGAACGATTGGAAATGCGCGAGGTGTCCTCCCGACCGGCCTCGATCCGGGCGCGGTTCTCGCGCGTTCTACGTGACCACGGACGGATTCGTTCCGTACTGTCTTTGCCTCTCGAAGTTCGGCGGCAATAAACAGCCAGATTGCCTCACGAAGCTACAGTGCTGGTCAGTCTGGCGCGAAGCTCTGTCTCGCTGGCAGGGCTTGCCGCCGGGATCGCGGCTAGCTACTGACCAGGGCTGCGTTTGTCCTCGCGCGGAAAATCTGCGCGGTATGGGCGTAGACGCGCTCGGTCGCGAGTGGTATGTCGCTGAGGAATGTCCGCTACACCGGGAGGCGGCCGTCTAACCAGCGACGTAATCGGGTAAAGCCGACCGTTCGCGCTATAATTCCCCCCGGCTTACCGCCGACGATTCGGCCATTCGGAGACATGAAAGGAATGCCTCGAAAACTCAAACCCAGAGCCGCCCCTCAGTTCTACACCACCAACGAGGCGGCAGAGAAGCTCGGCATCTCGCCGGGCAGAGTTCGGTTCTACATCAGAGAAGAGCGTCTACCCGCTTTCAGATTTGGTCGGGATTGGCAAATTGATCCAACCGTCTTAGACAACTTCAAACGGCACGCGACCGGCCGACCGCCTATGCCCACGCCGGCTCCGTACCAAGCTCCGCCGTTGTACTGCGAAGTGTGCGGCTCGCGGTTACGGAAACCGGGCGAACGACTCCTGTGCTGGCGTCATACGTCGCAAAACGCACGTCAGGCACGAGCCGCCGCAGCCGCGCGCCGACGACGCGCCACTCGACGCGCCGAGGGCATTTGTCCGGAGTGTGGCGGTGGAGCACCGTGGTGTAAGCACTGCCGCACGAGCATCAAAGGCCGGCGAACAGAGGCGGCTTAGCTATGCCAAGGGTTACATGCGAAGGGTCCGGCGAAGCAGCGTTGCTCGCCGGGTCCGAAGTCAACAGAGCGTTCTTTCCCAACCAGACGAAGCGATACATCGCGGAGCCGTACGGCGCGGCCAAGATCGAAGGTCGCACCGCCGAGTGTACGTGGTGTAAGCAAACCGTCCGAGTCAACTACGACGGCAACTTAGCCAAACACAGCGTTACAGAGGAATCCCGTATGACCATACCGACGGACATGGAGGCTAGCCGAGAGCGGGAGATCATCGAGGCGTACCAACGTCCCGACGTAACGATCCAGTGGATACTCGACCACTTCCAGTTGGTCAGTCCGGGCTCGTTGCACCGCATCTTACGCAAGAACGGCATTGAACCCCGACCGGACCACGACCTCCCTGAAACTCACGCGCCATCCTTTCCGCCGCGCCCCGAGGTCAGGGCCGGCCGCGAGTGGCTTCAGTCGAGCCCGCCGCGCATCACGATCCGGCGCGTCGGTCCGCCTGCCGCCGAACTTCCGGCCGCACCGGAACCCTCCCCGGAACCCGAGCCTGAGCCCGAACCCGAGAAACCGACCCCGACCGTCGTCACGGCTGCGCTGACGGAATACGAACTCCAGCAAGCAGTCGTCGCCGACAAGAAACGCGGCTACAGCTACGCGAAGCTCAGGACCAAGTACGGCAAGTCCTATCACTGGATCGCCGACGTGTTACGAGCGCACCGCTTGACGAAAGACAGCGAGAACGGCGCGGACCCAAACGAATCGCCCGCGAGCATCGCCGCAAACGAAGCGCTGCGCGACGTTCAGTTGCCCGAGCCAGAACCAAGGTCGCCCGCAGAGACCATTCCGGTCACCCTCGACGGCGACCTCGTCGCCACCGAGAGCCAGGACGACGCGTGGCGAGAGTTCAACGAGCAGCCATACCACGAAGAGGACGTACCAGAGCCGCTCGTGATCGAGAACGAACTGGACACTGTGTTCAAAGTCACCTACACGAAGTTGGTCACGGACACGGCCATCGTGACCGCGACCGACTTCTTAGAAGCCGTACGCACCGCTCAGGAGACGCTGCCCGAAGCGTACGAACTCGTCGGCATCATGCCCATCGCCAGGAGCTGAATGAGCAGAAAGAAGATTGGAACAACGAAACGCTCCTACACACGCAAGGTTGTCCGGCCGATCTATCCGGCTTGGACAGACATGAACCCCTGGACCGACGAATACCTGGAGCGCGAGCTTCAGTCGATGGTCGGCCTACCGCCGTATCAGACAGAAAAGCTCAGTCTGGAATACACACGAGTCCAGGGCGTCGTGGATTGCTACATGAGGCAGGACTTTTTGGACTGGGGTCCGTTTCCGGTGCTCCGCACTCCCGAGACGCTCTGGATGTCCATGACGCCTCGGGAGATTGAGAGCCAGTACATGCCGATCCGAATGGCTGAGGGAGTCGTAGGGATCGGCGGGCTCGGCCTGGGCTACTCGACCACGCGCATCGCCTCGAAGCCCGAGGTCGAGAAGGTGATCGTGTATGAGACCGACCCCAAGGTTATAGCACTGTTCGAGCGGAACTTCGGGACCGTCCCGAAGGTGGATATCCGACAAGAGGACATCGCCACCCTACGCGGACAGAGCTACGACGTGTTCTTCGCCGACGTGTACGCCAAGATGTGGGAAGATGCCGAACTCGAACACTGGAACCTTCTCACGGATTGGAACGACATCGGCTGGTACCACCCGTGGGGCATCGAGGCGATCCTCATGGCCTACGTCGTAGCCCAACGCAAGAACGAAATCCCCTACTCGTGGCGGTACACCTGCTTCGACTACTTGCAACAGTTGCTCGACGCGACCGGCAAGAAGGGCGACCACGGCGTACTGGACATCCACTTCGGCGTCCCCAAGATCGAGAGCGCCGAGGAAATGACCGACCAGCTCCGACCGGACCTGTGGAAGGACGCCGCGTGATCGACCGGCGCGACCTCGTACAGATCGAGCACGCCCTCGACTCACTCGAAGTGCTCCACGACGTAGAGGCGGACAAACTGGATGGTATCCACGTTCGCGACTGCCTCTGCGCCGAAGCCGCGAGCTGGCGTCAAGCGCGCAAAGTGACGGTAGCCTGGCGCCAACAACTCGGGCTGAAGGTCCGACTTCTCGATCAGGTGTAGTCGGAAAGGGTTGGGGCGGTATGCCAAGGATAGTCGTTCTGGCTTGTCCGGAGTCTGTTCAGCGAAGGCGGGGATGGCCTCGTCGCGCTGATTCGCTGAGTGTTGTTCAGTGCCTGTCTAGATTAGTCGCGGTCCGCCGCGCGGACACGAGGTGACGAGAGATGTCGTTCTGACCGGACATGACAAGATTGAGGCGGGATACAGGGCAGGTCGGTCGCGTGAGATTCGTGTTGATGGGAAAGAGGTACGGTATGTCGGTTGAGGCCCGCTGCAGATGGCTGGGACTTCGGCGGGGCGGGGTTTGGCCTGTCGCATATTCTGGGTCGTATGCGCCGGTGGCTCCGCAAGCTACGCATCCGGCTTCATCATTGGTTCGTGCATTTTGACTTCGAGGGCAACGCACACGGCGACTGCCCTCTCTGTCGCGAGTATTGGGACTCTACGCCTTCGCCGCGCCCCTGAGAGCTTTCGTGATCGAGGGCGACAACTTCGTGGTCGAGTTGAGGATCGCGTCCGGGTCGGGAACTGGCGTCAGCAAGTCGATCTGTTCCCACGCGAGAACGTCGAACTTCCCGTAGCCCTGAGACCGCAAGGCCCCGATGCCGTTTTCCTCCATCAATGTCCAGAGGTCGGGCCACCACTCGTGCGGGATGGCGTCCCTAGCTACGAGAATGTGGCCCTGAACTGTCGCGCCGCGAACGTACTCGTGGTACCCGAGCGTGGAGCGGGGGCCGGAGGGGCCGGTGACGTGGCCGACAACCATCTCAATGCCGTCCGGGTCCTGGCGGTCGAGCCAGAACGTATCCGGGGTGGGAAAGACGCGCTCCGCGAGGTACGACCGCGCACCTTTCTTCGTCGGACCCACACGTTCCCCAGCATACAAAATATTTGTTGACTCTTTGCAGATGTAACCCCTCGCGGGGTCGTGGCCGTTGCCAGCCACGCCGGACTTTCGTCCGGGTTCGGCACATGTCTTCGCCCTCGGCTTATAAAGCCGGTCGGGCGGCTTGCTGTATGTGCTCTACGCATCGCTGACCTCAGAGAGACCACTTAGCACGGCGTTGGCGTGCGGCGCCAAAGGCATGTCGTTTAGCGTTCGCCGTTTAGGCAAGACTTATTTGCAGCCCATACGGATAGAGGCGTCCGTACGGCAATCACGGATTTACGCCGCGATTGGCCCAACAAGCGCCGCCTTGAGCTGCCTCGACTCCAGGTACAGCCCGTAGCGGGGGTCGCGTTTGAAGCCGCTGGTCTCTTTCGTGCCGGCCACTTTCTCGGCGGCCTGCTCGATCTCAGCATAGTTCATGTCCGGGTTGACTTCGGCACCCAACTCCCCGAGCGTACGGAGCAGCGCCACCCGGACCTCTTCAACGTCCGAGATACCGGCTTTTGCCCGCAACCAACCCTCGATCAGTTTCGGGTCTTTGGGGATGCCCCCCATTACTTTGTCCCGGAACTGGAGCGTGACCGCGTAGCGCGTAAAAAGCGCCGACTGTTTGAAGAAAATACCCATTGCGTTCGTAACCTCTGGTTGAGTAACTAGGCCGGCGGTGACGCCAGCAATCAGCGACAGAGCGATCCGGCGATTCATTCATTGTTCCTGCGTCGGCTAGGCATCGGTACGACGTTGATGCGGAGTCTCAGGTTCCCACGGTACATTTCCCCTCTCACAGTTTGAATGAGATTGGCGATGTCTACTGCGGAGAAGTGGTCGCTTACCAAGTCCTCCGGCAGTTCGAGTGTCGTGTCGATCCGCCGGAGCACTTCCGCTCGCCATGCCTCCGATAACATCCGGCTCGTCCGGGTCTGCCACGCGGCGTGGATTTCGCGTTTGGTCATTTCGAGCAGGAGCCGGTGGCCCCGGTCCGGCACGAACTCCCGCCATTGCGTGATCTTCTCGTACACCGAAACAATCCGTGGCGGAGGTTCGTCAGATGGTTCGGCGTTGGGAATATCCAGACTCGCGAAAATCTCGTGTCGCTGCCGCGCGAAGCGAGCCCGAAACTCGGCGGCGAGCAGCGCGTAAGCATTCGCCTGGAGCAATCGGACTACCAGATCGAGATTCCTTTCCGGGAGTAACCGACCAAACGCCCGCGCCAACTCCGGCGCCGTGAGTGACGGATGTTCGTTGGCGAACTGTTCTAGCTCGCCGAGGAACTCGCGCCGTGGCGTTTCCTCGCTTATCACATCTTCTTCAATCTCAGTCACTCGCTATAGTATCTCCCTTCGGCGCATCTTCGCGGCTCAACCATTCTTTGTAGCCGGTGAGTAGGCGCGGATAAATGCCCTCGACAGCGAGACGAAGCGAGGGTGGTACGCGGCTCAGCAGTTGTTCCTGCTGGACGTTGAGCGTCGGATCGGAAGTCAGTTGCTTGAGAACCCGCTCGCCGGCTACGCGCGCCATACGGAGCGCATGCCACTCGGCCTGATGCAACCGTCGTGGTGCCGGAACCGCGTATACCTCTTCGAGCCAGAACTGGAACCGCGCTGCTGGGATACTCAGCTCGCCGTCCACCTTGAAGATGCCGTTTTGTTGACACGCCGTGTGAACGCTCCCGATGAGTGCGCCGAATCGGTCGAACGCCCAAAATGGTCGGGCCGCGCTAGATTGGTAGCTGCGGCGACATACGAGACATGGGCCATAGTTCATGGCCAGAGAGCGGGACCGATACCTAACCACGCCGCACGACTTCGAGAAGGCGTAGCCACTCTTCCGAGCCCAACTCGACCGCGACCGGCGTCCAATCGGAAAGGCTGAATTTCGTGTCGGAGACGAACACGCGACCCGATGAGTTGATAAGCAACGGACGGCGATGAGCACGCATCGCCTGCTCGATCATGTCGGCCGTACCCTTCGATTCGGCAATGTGGTCGTGGAACGCGAGGATCAAGTGCGGTCTGCCCTCACGGAGCATCTGGCGATTACGGATCGGTCCGGCGGCGCGATGGTACGCACTCCAATCCGCCGGATATCGCTCGACGGTGTAGCCATGCGCCTCAGCAGCCATCCGCGCCAGGCGGTCGGCTCCGCGAGCTTCGCCTTCGATAATCATGGTGTCACGCGGCAAGCCGGCGAGCGCGAGCGAGATCGTTCCGACCGATGCCCAATCTCGATCCCCGCAACACAGGACGCGAAGCGGGATGTAGGGCGGCACCTCTCTATTCTAGCGCGAACGGTCGGAGCCCGCTCTACCGGGTTACGTCTACAGCCAATCGAGCCGCCGGAACACGAAGAACAACGAGACGGCTACCACGAACATCAGCCCGAGCGCCCATGGATAGCCAGCTTGCCAATCGAGTGATGGGATAAATACAAAGTTCATACCGTAGATACCGGCGATCAACGCGTCGCTCACGAAAATCAGGGTCAGGGCGCTCATCTTACGAATGGCGCCACTTTCCCAGAGCGAAACAAGCTCAACCGCCAAATGGACAACATCGCGCAGGCTATTCTCCAGCTCGACCACTTCTTCGGACGTGTCCATCTGCCGGAGTTCCTGGTGAATCGCAGCAACCTCTACTAACCATGCATCGCGGTTCAACCGTCCGCGCTTACGCACGAGGTCGCTCTCCAGCGCCGAGATGCGCGAACGGAGTTCCTCAGTCAGGGCGGCGATCCAGTCGGCTAATCAGCAGTGCGATGACTGTGACAAGGTACAGCTGTCCGCTCAGAGCTTCGATGACCGAGAGTATCCGCGCGAGCGACGAGCGCGGCACGAGATCGCCGTAGCCAATGGTCGCGAGCGTCACGTAGCTGAAGTACAGGTAGTCGCCCGCTCTGTTGCCTTGCGGCCCCTCGAAGAATGTCGCGCCGGTCATCGCCGGCACGAGCATGAACAAGAGCGCGAACATCAGCCCCAGCAACACGTAGACACCCATCGCCCTGAGGACTGTCTCGCCACTCACGGGCGGCACGCTCAGGATGAGCCGCCGAACAAGAAAACCCGCCAGAATAGGCGCCAGCAACGCCGGCGCAACCACAAGAAACACGGGCACGTCGCCGACCAGCCCGAGCAGAGCTATCGCCGCGACAAGCCCAACAAGGGTCAGGCTCGCCTCACGCACCCGCCCTTACGCACGCATATCCAAAACGAGTGCGCTCGCCGTGTATGGCGAACGTGTTCCCAGTTGTGACCCGTCAGCGAGCTAGAGCGAGCATCCTCCTTCACGATGTAGTCGCAGGGCGTAAGGCCGCGAATAGACTTGGCGACTTCGATGAAGTCAGCTTGCTGGAACTGGAACCGCCCACGGTGAACTTGATCGCTGATCTTGGCCAGGACGATGCCGTCTGCTCGTAAGACGCGCTCGGCTTGCATCAGGAACGGCTGATAGAGATGCGAGATGTCGGCCGTGTGCTGGACAGACTCGACCCCGGTCCCGAACCGCTGGACGTAGCGGGACGTTCGGCCAGCCTCCGTTACGTGTGGTGGGTCGAACACGACAATATCGAACCGTTCCGACCACGAACCCGGCAGGTCACGAAAGTCGCCGAGCCACGTGATCCCTGGTAGATTTCGACAATCGACCCGTTCGATGGGATACCAGGGCAACCCTTTCCACATGCGCCCACCGCCAAACGTCACGTCCAGAATCTTCGGGTGAAGTAGCGCGTGGATTTGAATCAGCTCTCGGATACAGTCCTGGTCGCTCCCGCGTAGGAGCGAAAGCGCCCTGGCCACTCAGATGGGCAGCATCGCCGCAAAGCCCAGCGCCAGTCCCAACGGAATCACCATGACGCTACCAAACACGATATTCATGCCGAACGCCGCAATGAGAAAACAGATGATCGCCAAGATCAACAGAATCAGGCGGATGATCCACCACGGCGAATAGACGCGTTGAGCTGGTTGCGTAGCCATTGGCTAAGCCTCCACGTTGAGATCAATCTCGTGACAGCTACCGACGCTCGATGTTCCCGCGTATTGCTTCACGACACAGTGGTCCCAGCCTCCGTACGGATGGAAGTTGTCGTCTACGACCGCATCCCCATCGTAGTTCGAGTCCCACAATGGCCGGCCCTGATCGGCCCACTTCGTCATTGTTAGCCAACCCTGTTGTACGAAAAACCATCGGCCCGAGTAGATGCCCGTTACGCCTTTGATGTAGGCGTCCGTGGCTGCGAGCGCCTCGTCCACACCTTCAATCGTGATCGGGATTTCGAGGTCCAGCCAGAGTCCTTCGAGGTTGTATCCGTCGAACATGGGCAGCTTGTAGTCGAGACCGCCAGGGAACACGTAGCCCTGAAGCTGGAAGCCTGCCGCACTCGCCGCCTGAAGTTGCTGAGTCGTGTACGTCCGTCCGTCGCTGCCGGTAACGGCTTGAACGATGACACCGATAATGCCAGCCGATTTGAGGTCTTGCATCATCTGATCGGAGAAGTTGCCGGTGTAGTTCGAGGCGTCCACCCACAAGCCCGTCTTTTGGGGACCGGGCGTCGGCGGCGCTACTGGCGGCTTGACGGGAGCGAACAACGCAGCGACTTTCGTCACGCGAGCGTCGCATCCTGATCAGGCGCCCACACAATCACCGCACCGCTGGAGAACGCCATTCGCGTACTTCCATCATCCTCTTGGACTTCGTCCGAGACAGGCACGCCGATGTACGAACCGGCCGACTTCAATTCGAGCCACTTCTTACAAATCGCCGTGTCGGGGTTGTAGATAAGACCTGTCATCACCGAGGCCCACGCCGCCTGATTCGCTTTATCGCTCACAATTTCAGACCTTACCACCTAAGCACGCGAGCGTTACGCTTCCGCCACTTAGCCGTTACGCGTGATCAGAAACAGAAGTAGCAGTACAAGCAGCACAAACAAGACCCAGATCAGTGCGGCAGGACCCTGAGAGTCGGCGTTCAGGATCAGAACTCATCGTAGGCAATAATCAGCGAGGGCAAGGTCACCGTACCGGGCGCCGTGCCGAACGCACTCGACAAGGCCCCCACGAGCCGCACGAACGAGCCCTTGCGTCCAGTCGTACCCGTGGTTACACCGAGTGTGTCATAGACCACGGGGCTCGTCGTCGGCAGTGCGTAACCTGTGGCGACAGCAGGTTGATTACTGCCCGCCTCGGCAGCGACATCTGCCGGGCCGGCGCTCGTGAAGAGTCCTACCTGCACGCCACTACCGTGGTTATTGCCGCAGATGCGGTCGAGCGTCAACGCGTACGGGCCTGTGCCCGCAACCGCGACCACGATACGTAGCTCAGACGCCGAGCCCTGGTCGATCTGAATGTGGTTGTTCACCGCGAAGCCGCCGGCCGTCTGAATTGTTCCATCGCCCGCCGCCGCGCCAACCGCGAGCGTAGTCACGGACGATAGCTGCGAGAGGTAGCTGGTCGAGGCTTGATACATCCACGCGGCGCCGTTCGGCATCGCGCCCGTAGCGCGAACCGTACCGTTTGAGATCGTCGTGGCGGGCGAGGGTGGCGAGGTGACTTCGAGCGCGACTTCTTTCATGGCGCTGTACACCGTACTCGGCGCGGCTCCCGGCAACGGCACTGGCTCGCCACCCGCCTGTGCTGCCGAACGATCCAGATTGACTCCTGTTTCGGCAGTGACCCCGGCGGGTTCAGTAGTCGAGTTCCCGTACCAACTTGCTCGAATGGTCGCCTGCGGCATGCCTGCTCCTTTTTACCCGACCATCTGACCGTACGGCCCGCCAGGCCGGTGCGGGATGATCACCTCGATCACAAACTGACTAACGGCGACCTCCACGTCGCTCGGGATCAGCGGCGAGGTGGGCGCGCCAATCTGATGTGTCGTCAAGACTTCGAGAACCATCTCGGTGATGTGGATGCCTACTCGCGCGTCGGCCGCCACCAGCTTGAGTGGAACCGTGTGCTGATTGATCGGGTTCGTTCCTGGCCGCAACAACCGGCCAACCGCCGGAATGTAGATGCCGCCGTTCGCGCCTGCGCCGCGCGCCGGCCCTCGCGACAACGGCACGGTGCGAACGCCGTGCGTGCTGAACCGTCCCGTGCTCAAAATGCCACGGTTACGAGGAAGCGTGCCGGTCGGCATGTGCAAGGGCACAGTTCGCGTTCCGGGCACGGTGACGCGGAACAACGAGACGCTCACCGGAATAACTCTGGGCAATGGACGTGCTCGCGCCGTGGTCAGGTGAAGCGCGACCCGACGAGTCAAGCCATACTTGCCAAACCGACCAGTCGCCGGAATCTTCAGCTCGCCGATACTGAAACTCGCCGTGATTGGCACGGTCCGCGTTAGCCCGAACGCCTTCGCCGGAAGGTGCAGCGGCACGGTTCTGGAATGGTTGAGGGCGAACTGCGCACTTGCCGGGATCGTGCGCGTGTGAGTCGTTACGCCCGGTCCGAACCGACCTGTGGCAGGAATTGACCGAGACAACCGCGAACGTAACCGGACACTCACGGGAACGGATCGGAACCGACCGAGCCGCACTGTTGCTGGGATGCTGCGGGTGCGGGTTACGCGAAACTGACCGCTAGCAGGAATCAGGCGTTCGCGCGGCGGTACCAGTACGACAAGGACGGCCTGCGTCAGCCGGATATTTCCCGCTCTCACCAGAGCGATCACGCTCGCCTGCGTGAGCCGGATATTGCCGGCTTTCGCCAGCACCACCCGAACTGCTTGCGTGAGCCGAATATTGCCGGCCTTGATCAGGACTTCGAGCGGGGCCTGGGTGATCCGCGCGTTGTTGCCTTGGACCACGACCGCGATGCCAGCTTGCGTAATACGTGCGTTAGCACCCTGAACCACCGTTTCGACACCGGCTTGCGTGACGCGGCCATGCGTGCTCGTGTATTGGAGATTCGCTGTTGCGGGAATGAACCGAAGCCTCGTCAGCGCCTGCGAGATAACTTGGCCGCCGAGAATCAGTCCGTATCCAAAGCGGCTCGGCTGAATTCCGAGGGAGCTGGTATTGCCCCACAACAAGACGCGACTGGGGATAGTGTTGGTTCGCAGTTGCGTGAGGATCGCCGCAACTGGAATGGCGCGGGTCGCCGTGATCCTGAAGCGCGTAGCGGCCGGAATCCAGTTCTGTCGGTTAGGCGTGAGTACCTCAATCGCCACTTGCGTGGTGACGAGATTCGGACTCGCCGCCGTAAGTACCTCGACTGCTGTTTGCGTCGTTCTCAGGTTCGGACTGCCAGCCGTAAGCGCTTCGAGTGCGGCTTGCGTTGTAACGAGATTCGGACTGGCGGCGGTAATGGCTTCGAGCGCGGCTTGCGTGACGCGCAGTACCGAGATAGATGAGAACCTTGCCTGGATCGGAACGACACGAACCTTGCCGCTGGTGAACAATCCGACGCGTTCAAGTGTCAAGAGCCGACTGTTCGGCAAGCCCAGCGCCGAAGTCAGCCCGCCCGAGGCCGCGAGCGCGACGGGAATCAGGCGACGGTTCTGGCGGAAGAAGGCACTGCTTGGAATCGTCCGGACATAGGTAGGTGCGTGACTGTAGCCGGTAGCGGGATTGCCTGGCTGGATCAGACCCGGACGGCTGAAGTTTCCGCCGAGGCGTCCGGTGAGTGGCAGCGTGCCCGAAAGACGAACGGTGCTCGGGATCGAGCGCGAGGGCGTGCCCCGGAAGCGAACCGTAACGGGGATGCCACGTCCACCTGTTCCGCCGGCTCCCGTAGTCGTCGTGAGACTGACGCCGCCCAGAACAATGCGGCCGGGCTGCTCATTGATCGTGGCCGGTACAGACCCAGCCGCTTGTCCCGAGCTACCGCTGCCAGAAGGAAAGATCGCGAACTGCCCGCGCGCCGGGATAGTCCGGACAGCCTGCGCCGCGACGAGCAGCTCGACTTGAAGTTTGCTGACGCGACCTGGCATTAGCCAATCAGCCTGCCATGGCCAATTACGAGATTAGTCGAATGCCGGCCTCTAGCGCGTTCACAGCAGCGGCTGTCCAAGCCCCGGCTGTCAATGGGTTCGTCGGAAGGATCGCGACCAGACGTGTCGTGTAGTCGCTCGCCAGGCTGGTCGCGGACCCGACGGACTGATCGACGCCTGACCGAACAAAAAACTGCGTCTGACGCGGCGTGGCGTCATCTGTCTTGGCATGGGCGCTGATCGACGCGGCGTAGACGGTCAACCCGCTCGGTATCTGCGTCAACGCGTACGAGTCTCTCGCCCCAGCGGTTGATGTCGCGTTGTACGTCGTGTCCTGATCTAGGCCGGCCTCTTTGACACAGTTCCAGTTCGGCGTAGCGCCAGTAGGCGTCCAATCCGAGTGCCCGCCCGCGCCACTCGGGATCAGTGTCCGGATACGCAGGTCGCCCTGGAACGTGTTGAAACTGGTCGTCGTGTTGTCCATCAGATAGAAGTGGTCGATGTATTGCGTATTGAAGTTCTGCGATGACCCAGGCGGACCGAGCATGATCGAGCGCGCGCCCGTGGTGAGTGCCGCGCCGACCGTGTTGACATTGTTCGCGCTGTAGCTCACGCCATTCACATGAATCTCGACATAGCCGGTCGTGGTGCCAGCCGTGAGCATGATTTCTAGCGTGTACCACGTGCTGAGAGCGATGCCGCCGGGCACGCTGGTGGTGAGCACGTTGGTGCCGGACCCATTCCGCCAGGCGAACTGCCCAGCACTGCCTGTCCAGTACAACCGGCCCATCTCTGTTCCGGCGCTATCCCGAAGCAACAGCACACAGAACGAGGTCGTGCCCGTGGTGTTGTTCCCTTGCCACGACATGCCCGCGATAATCGTCGGGTAGACCGTGCCCAGATCACGCAGCAGATTCGTGTAGTACGAGTTGTCCCCGTAGTTGTAGAGAGCCTGACTCCCACGTCCGGCCGTAGTAACTCCGCCGAGGTCGCCCCGGTTGTAATTGGAACTGTCCCAGTTGCGTCTGATCTGAACAACGAAGTTCGCGTCGCCGGAGCCCACCGCCGCATAGGTGTCGAAGCCCTCGACCATGATCAACGCCACATCATGGCTCCAAAGGGCAGGTGCATGTACTGCTGGTATGTCCTTCACGCATCATGGATCGAGATACAGGGTGAAGACGGACCCGGCGACGAAGTTGCCGGCGACAGGCGTGAGCGTCAGCGACGTAATCGCACTGGTGCTGTGCCACGTCGAGCGCGTTTCGCGCAAGTAATAGTTGGTGCTCGACAGCGCTTGCGCCTCGCCTGACCGAGACACAACGTTCTTGTAGAACGTGGTGCCGCTGTAATTCGGGACGGTGATCTCCAACTCCCCAGCGTGATTCGCTGGCGAGCTTGCAGCAGTGACGATGCCGACCCGACTGGACGTGCCGCCATAGTTCTGAGCGACGGATGTGCTGCCCTGGAACGCCATCTCCATGTAGTCGTAGTTACTGCCCGTGTCACCGTTGAATTGCAGATTGATGACGACAGAGGTAGCAGCCGTATCACCGCGAGCCTGGCCGGTGACCCTGATGTTGCGGTAGTTCTGCGGCAACGACCCGGACACTGGCAACGTGACGCTGGCGGCGGTGCTCGTCAGTGGACCGACCTCTGCAAACTTGACCGGCCCGCCAAGTGCCGCATCACCAATGCGCGTGAGCGACATGACCGCCGTCTGATTGATCGTGTTTGACCCGCTGTTCGAGTTGTAGCCGTACAACTCCAGGTAGTCCCCGACCGATAGATCAACGACCGTGGAGAGCAGTTGGTATTGCTGATACGCCGAGTCGGCAATATGTGTTGCAGTAACCCCGTTCTTGACTAGCCAGAGTTCCAGAGTCGCGTTAGCTGCCTGAAGGTTGGCCATTGCGAGATACTTGCCTGGCGTCTGGCACGTCAGACGAGTAGGATTTGCCGCCGACCAAAGGTTGTCAGTGTTCCAGTTAGCTACATCCCAGGAGAGTGCCGCGCTCCAGTTACCAGCCGACTGTGCGGGCGTCTTAGATGCCGCGAGTCCAACCTGTACGCTCGGCACGCTACCGCCGCGATAGATTGTCGGCCGCTGCCAGACGCGGACTTGAAGAAAATCCCGGTTCGGGTTTGTCGCAAATTGCGCGTAGATACCAGCCGCTGACGCTCCTGCCCCGGCGTCAGAAGTGACCTGCACCTTAAGTGTGTGGGAACCAACGGCCAGACCCGTAATTGGCACTGGCCCCACTCCAGCAAAGGGATTACCCCAGGAAAGACCGTCGGTCTTTTGACTGCCCAGTCGATAGCCGGTTGCGTCAATGACGAGTTGCGTGCGGGGACTGGCGCTACTGTTGTTGTAGCCAGCTAACACGTTGCCTGAGACAACGACTTCGATAGTGGCGCTGGCGTCATCGACCACAAAGGTTTGCGTCGTGAGCAGGTCGTACCAGGTCCCAATCGTCATTTGCGAGCCGCTGAATTTGTCGGCTGTCTCCGTGTAGTTCAGCAGCAGCTTGTCACCCGCCGTGCCGCCGACCGGCGTGGCCTGCACCTGGGGTCGCTGAAGGATGCGGATGCCGCAGTGCTCATCGGGGGACGTGCTGTACCGCTGATAGAGCGTGCCGCCACCACCAAGATTGACCTGAATTTTGACGGCGTGAACACCAACCGACAGCCCTGCAACCGGGATAGGCGTGCCGCCCGTCAACACGTTGGTCTGATAGCCACCCGAGTTGCACTGCACGATTCCGTAATCACCAACAGGGTTCCCGTCGATCAGGAACCGTGTTGCGCCGGGACCGTAGCTGCTCGCGACGACCTTGATCTGATCGAAGGCCGACAACTCCACGATGGCATTCGGGTCATCCACGGTGAAGTTCTGGGTGGTGCCTGGAACGTCAGTCCACACCGATGACGAGAGTGCGGTACTGGAACGGTCCGTCGTGTCCGTGTAGTTCAGCAGGATCTTCGTGCCGTTGGCGACCGCCGGGCTGAGTGTGGTCGTCGCCTGGGGGACCTGGCGTACTTGACAGGTGACGAACTCAGTATTCGGGTTCGTCGCGGGCCGACAGTACAGCAGAAAACCCGACGTAACGGCGTACACCTGTAGCTTGACCGTATGTGTGCCCGTCCCAAGTGCTGCCGCAGCCACAGATACGGGCGGCGCTCCGGCCATCACGTTGTTTCTCTCGCTGCTGTCTATCAGCGCTCCTAAATATCGGATGATGTTTGCACCGGCCGGGTCTATCACAAACCGACTGGAGCACACGCCTAAAGACGACCCATTCATGTAGACGAAGCCGCCCCAGGCGATTTCTACTAGCGCGTTGCCGTCGTCAATCGTGAAGGTCTGTGTTGTCCCAGGCACGTCCGTCCACGTGGTGGCGCTTATGGACTGCCCATTGACCAAATCCGTCGTCGGTCTGAAGTCCAGTAGTAGCTTCGACCCGTTTGGCGCGAGGTTCTGCTGCTCCAGCCAGAACTGGGCAACGGTATAGACTTCATAGGCTACTGTAAAAGCCCCACCAGCTGCGTTACCAAATCCGTCACTAGCCTTTCCTGTACCACACTGATGCTGCACTTCTAGTGTGCTAGTTGCAGTAAGCGTAAACCTACCATTGATACGGGACTGGCTAATAACTGCCGAAGCGCCAGTCCCGGTGCTTGCGCCTGCGTCAGTGCCAACCAACAGCGTTGTTCCGGAAGTGACGTTCTGCAAACGAGCTTGATGACGACCAGCGGCGGACGCAGGCGCGAGTATATCGGTACGATATGTGCCAGCTGGTAACGTGATCTGGTTACCACTAACTGTTAGCCAGTTACCTGTATTAGCTAGGACTGTGTTCAGATCACGTCGTTGCCACGCACCCGAGTTGAACGTTCCACCATCCGTTCCAGCAGTCTTCTGATCGACCACCACCGCGTACTGCTCGCTGGGCGCGTAGGCACTGCTTGAACCACCGGATGTGAGCAGCATTGCGATGAGATAGCTCGCATTGTTGCCAGCCGGGTTCGACCTGGGCTGACACTTGATGCGACTGGCTACAGCGGAGTCCTGGCAAACGCTGATCTTGTAGGTGGTCGCGACTGTAGGGCTGACAACAGCCATGAGCGGCATCGGCACGGCATAACCGGAAAAAGGATTGGCCGCCGACGCTGTGGCGAACGTACTTGTCCCATCCCACAGCTTCGCAGTGAAACCCTGTGTCCCTCCATCGCAACTGGCTGTGACCTGTCCTGACAGCAACCACGTGCCAGGGGCGAGCGTGAGAGCCGGCCCGTCGAAGAATGTGTTTGCGATTGAGAACGTGACATCAGCACCGAGGAAGTTGCTGTACTGCGTCATCGTGCCGCCCGCGAACTGGCGGTTCATCGTGGCGGCGGTGACGGTCTGGGCGAGCGTAGTTGGAGTCGCAGCTACGAAAGCGTAGGCAGTGGCTGCTCCACCGTAACTCTCGTAGGCGCGCACGCAGTTGGAGAACGTATCACCCGAGCGACCGCCCGTTGGAACGTAGATCACTTCCTGGTGAGTCCGGTCATCCAGGGTGATAGTGAAGTCCCCTGAAGGGAACATCGCGCCATTGCCGGAGGCCACCGTGATGGTCGTAGCTCCGGAGGCGATATCCGCCCCAAGCGTGGTCTGAGCACCGTTGACGAGAGCGACCATTATGGGTTGTACACCTCCGCAACCAACAGGCTGTTGCCAACATTCACGCTGAAAGCCGACGACCCGTTGTTGTTGAGCGTAACCGTACCCGTGTTCGCTCCGCCATAGACCTCGTACGTGATGCTGCCGGTCCCCGGCGTAGCGTCGTCGTATTCAAGGTAGACGCCTACCACGTGCGCATTCATATCAACGCCAACACAGTAGAGAAAGGTCGGCCCGCCTGTCACGCGGTAAAAAGCGATATAACCATAGTTCGTGCCGTTGCTGAGAGCCGCGTTCGCGCGCAAAAGAACGTGCTGACCGCTCGCAACGCCGGTGACGGTGATCTGCCACGGCGTGGACCAGGAGTGGTAGGCCGTGTTGTCTCCGGTGACGGTCACACCATTAGTGGGCGTAGATGTTCGCCGCTGCACGAGCACGCTAGCTGGGACCAGAGTCGTGAATGCGGCGGCCGTCAGCACCGCCGCGACTGTCGCTCCGGAGCCGAACGCAAAGGCTGTCTGGACTCCGTTATAGGCTTCGACTGCGCGAGTTACGGTCAGCGTTGCAGTACCCTGACCGGCCGTGACCCACATCAGCTCAATATTGGTGCCGTCCGAGACTGCGAGCCGATACGTGTTTCCGGTTCCGGGGAACTTGCTCGCGTCGGCACTTTGAATGGGGATCGTTGTCTGCGAATTCGTGATGCTGGCCGCGAGCGTCGAAGCCGCACCGTTCACTAAGGCTTCAGGCATTACTGTCGCGATCCGACTCGAATGAACTCGCCGCCATTGAATGTCTGCGCCAATGTCCCGACGACGGTGCCGTCCGCCTCCGACAACCGCACGGTTCCGTTGTATGGCGTCGCGAGCAATGGCAATGAGGCGTCCTGACCAGCCGCATTCACGCGGAACGAGGACTGGACTGCGCCGCCGGAACTCAGCAGGTCTAAACGATCACCGTTGCGCGTATCGCCTACCACCCCGATACAGCCGATAGCGCGAAACGGACACACATAGAGCGTGCTGCCAATCAGCATATCGTCCATCAGATAATGTGCCACACCACCCGGTGGTGTGTACTGAACCCACAACGAGTAACCGCCTGCACCTTGTGCCCACCGGACACGCAGGTAGTATGTGCTGCCGCCGGTCAGCGTGACGTTGCCGTTACCTGAGTTCGTCGTGCTGTTAGAAAATGTGCCGATGGTCGAACCAACCTGCGTAGTAAAAGCGGCGTCGGTCCATACCGAGATATCCGTGCTGTCATCCGACGACCACGAGAAGTTCCACGCGCCGCCGAGAGCGCTCGGGCATACAAACCTTGCCCGAATCTGACACGAGAAATTCGTCAGAACCGGGTAGTTTGCATAACCCCACTGATACGGCGACCAGGGTGGCGACGTGGTTGAGCCCCACTGTGGCATCGTCGCTCGCGTCTCAATCGCCTGAGCTGTGATATTGGCATACGAAGCCGGTGGTAATGTCGCGGTAAAGGATGAAGCGTAGTCAACACACAAACTCGGAGGGGTCGGCACGATCCGCAGCGTATTGCCGAGATTCCCTAGCGCTCCGGCGGTTAGAATGTGATTCAAGTTGTCGCCGGAGTTGATCGCCGCCGCAGTCGTGGATTCCGCTCCGCGCAGGACCGTCAGTGTCACTCCGGCAATCCCAACCACGACCACAACTTCTCCCGTACGGATATTGAGCAAGCGGAATTGCGGAACGAGCGGATAGCCACTAATCGAGTTCATCACGATGCTCGTCGCACCAGACGCGTAGCTCGTACTGACCGTGTTCGAGGGTGCGCCATTGGCAAATTGCTCTTGAGGCATCAGTTTTACGTTGAGATGCGCGGCCCGAACTCCGCCGCATTCACATCAGCTACAACCCACGGTACAGCAGTGACGGGATTCGTTTCTTGAATCTGTTGTAGGACACTATAGCTAGCTGTCAGCGGCACGACGGGAGCCGCGAAATCAGCCTCCGCGCCTCCAGAGCGCACGCGAGCCGTCGCCGTGCGGAACCCCGCGTCATCCTTTTGTTGGACGAAGCTCTGCGCTACGGCGAACACGCGGTTCGTAGTTGTGGTCAGATCGGAATACTGGTACGTGTCGTATTGCGCTGCCGTATTTCCAAACACCGTGGTCGTCGTATCCGGCTGGGCTTCGTTGACCGACTGCCAGTTCGTAGCTGCGGCGCCCGCTTTTGAGAAGTTCGTATTGGTACCTGCGGCGTTCGGGAGTAACGTTTGCACGCGACAATCACCCAAGAAGTCGATCAGGCCAGTCCCGCTGTCTCCTTCCAGCAGGTACACATCATCGAAATTTGTGCTGACGGACCCGCCGCTCGTACCGTTGAGCCAGCCAATACGAATCTGGTTGGCATACGCGTTTCCGGAACCGGACGTGTTCCCCGAGAAGGTGCCGAGCGATACGCCATTCACGCGCAGCTCCGCGTATCCGGCACTTGGATCAATGGTGGACTTGAGTTCGACAAAGTACCACAACGAACCAAACGCCAACGGAGAAGTGGTCGCGGTAAACAGCGTCGTCCCGTTCCGGGTGACGTACCACTGCTGCGAGCTATTGATACGGACATCGACCTGCGCCGTTCCGCCATCGAAGAACCCGAGTTGGCCCAACCCGAAGTAGTTGCCGGCGTACACGCTTGGCGCGTTGAACGCGACGCCCATCACTACCATCCTGCGATTGACAAATGTCTTGGCAATCCATTGCGCCGGCGACCCACCACTCGCGCCGCTCGTGGCAATGTTCACGCCTTGACCACCCGCGAATCGACTGGAGCCAGACCCCCACGTGGCGCCCGAGATTGAACTCCATTTCATCGACCCGCTGGCCGTCGCCAGGTGATCGAACCCATCGACAAATAGGATTCCCATCTCAGGGCACCCCGTATAGCTGCGCCCGAAAGCCCGCGCGCAGCGTCACTGCGTTCCACGTATTGCCGGCCGCAAGCTGCACAGTGCTAATCGCCGCCTGCGTCGTCGGCTGCCAGCTCCCGCTCTCAACCATCACGTAGTATTGGCCGCCACTCTGGCGGAGCCACTGGATAACTTGCCACGTTTTCCAACGGTCTGCGGCGTCAGCACCGCCGATGGTTATCTCCGCGTCCACCCCCACCTGAGGGAACGTCTGGCCGCCAATCCAGATACGACCGTACGTACTCGTCTGCTGGCCTGACGACGAGCCAGACCCCCAGTAGGCGTAGTTCTGGATATACGTGTTGCTCGAATCGCTGTTGAACCGCCAATCCAGGTCGCAATCGCTGACGGCGTTCCCATTCACGTGCAGCTTGAGATTGCGGAGAAACGGCAAGCCGGAGGGCACGGTCAGTGTCAACACCGCCGAGGAATCAGCAGCTAACACGACCTCATCGAGCTTAGCCATGAAGCCAGCCAGCAGCATCTCTCGTGTCACGCTGTACTGGAGTGGGTCGCCCGCGTTGATAGCCGCTGCCGTACTGCTGCCGAAGCCGCGTGTCACCGTCCAGGGCGGCCCGAGCGCCGTGACGAGCAGCAGTTCGCCAGTTCGGACATTCAGCACCGTGAACTGCGGTATTGCTGGAAAGCCGAGAGGACTCGACGGATTGACCGTCGTATCGCCCACCAACTGACTACTAACCGAGGTGGTCTGGATCAACCCGTTGACGAGCTGCATCACAGGACTCATGAGTAGACCCGGAACCCGAACTCGTCACCGTTGACATCAGAAACAGTCCACGGCAAACCGGTGACCGGGTTCGTCTCCATGATGAGCTGTGCGGACTGATACGAAGCGCCCAGATTGAAAACCGATGGGCTGTACGCATCGGTGCCCGACTGCCGCACAACAGCCTGAATTTGGCGCAGCCCCGCGTCGTCCTTACGCGCCACGTACTGAGCCGCCACGCCTCTGACGACCGAGGCCGTGGTTGGTAGATCCGCGTAGGCGTAGGTGTCCACGTGCCCAACTGTGTTGTCCGCAACGTAAGTCACGTCTACGTTCGGCGTAGCTTCATTCACGGACTGATAATTGGTGGCGGCCGGTGTGGTTCCGCCAATAGTGAACTGCGTGTGGCCGCCCGCTGCCGAGGCGCCCGTCGGCAACAGACTCATAACGTGAACGTCTCCCAGTCGGTCGTTGTTCACGGTACCGGCCGTGTTGCATACGTACAGGTCATCGTAGAGGAATGTGTTCGTCACCAGCGATCCGCTGATCTGACACCCGATACGTACCGTGCGCGCGCCGGCAGCGAGTCCAGACAAGGTGTTTCCGTTCGAGCTTGCCCGACTTGTATTCGTGCCGTAGTAGCTCGCCGTCAGTGTTCCATCGAGCCAGATTTCGCACCAACCTGCCGTCGCGCTGATATTCATCGGCACTTCGACATATACCCAAGAACCTGTCGGCACCGAGCGGCTCGACGTACACAACCGCGTTCCAGACCCCGAACGAACGAAGTATGGCGCGAGAACTCCGACATCGACCGCCATATACAGCTGGGTCGTGTTTGCAGAATCCACAACCCAGAAGAAGGCGGTTCCGACGGGCAGTGATTGGATGTTCATCGCGAACCCGACCACGAACGTCGTGTAGTCCGTGCCGAGCCCCGCACCGATATACCCCGTGCCACTGCTTGGCGAGCCGACTGAGGCGCTGATTTGTGCAGCACTTCCTCCGAAACGACCCGTGGTCGAACCCAACGTGGCGTTGCCGAAGCTACGGTCGAACCACTTGTACCCGTAATCGGTGGTGTTGCCCGCGAACAGATCAAACGACTCGGTGAAGATGAGGGTCATGTGGATAACACGACCCCAAACTCACTGTTATTCACCTTCGTCGCTGTCCAGCTCGCGCCATCGAGCGGGTCCGTCTCCATGACGATTTCGCTAAAAGCATATTGGGCCAACGCTCCCACGCTCGCCGCACTCGTGCTTTCGGTACTGCTTTCGACCGAACGAGCAGCTACAGTATGGGAATTGGCGTCGTCTTTCCGAAGCCACAGACCTATTGCCACTGCGCGCACACTGCTCGTCGTCACCGGGAGAGTCGGGAAGTGGAACGTCGTTCGTTGGTTCGGCGTGAAGCTGCTCAGATAACTCGTATCGCCATTGTTCGGCGTATCGCTAACCGCTGTATATGGGCTGCCGCCGGTGCCGCCGGTCTGCGCCCAATCCGAGTAGGTGCCGTTCGAGCTGGGCAGCAGTTCGATAGGGTGGCAGTCACCTACGAAATTATTGACGCCGCTACCTGTCCCATCCGCGATATACAGGTCGTCGTACCAGACTTCGCCGCTCGCGGTCTGCGAACCACTTGTTCCCGGCTGAATCATTCCTAGACGGAACTTGTTCGCCTGCCCGGTGCCTGTGGCAGTGGTGTTGACGCCACTCGCCGTCAGATAGTTCGCCCCGTTGAGCCTGACCGTATATGAACCGGCGGTCGGGTGAAGAACCACTCCAAACTCCACGAACGAGAAGACACCTGTCGGCAACGTGACTGTCCCCGTTGCGATAGCCGTGCCGTTGAGCGTAACCACCAGCACACCTGCTGCCGTCAGTCGGCATTCGATGACGTAGGACGCTACGTCCATCAATGAACAGACTTGATACGTGAGTCCTGTATTACCTTGCGGATAGGTCACAGGGCGGACCGCCACACCGCAATACCATTGCGGCTGGTAATCAAAGAGCAGATCGAAAGACGTGCCGAAACCAGTGCCGTCGCCCGTTCCAACGTTTCCTTGGAGACGAATGCCCTTACCGGATGGCCACCGGCTGTAGGTCGTCCCGAAGTTGAACGCGTAGCTGCCGCCACCATCGTAGGCGTTCGATGCGGTGAATATGCTGGGTCTGTCCGAGTCCTGGAAGTTGTCGAAACTGCTGGTCCAGCGCAGCGTCATCGGCTTACCCGGTATCCTTCGTAGTTCAGCACGGTCGCTGTGCTGACCAGATCAGACGGAATCCAAGGTACGCCAGTCAGCGGGTTCACTTCGAGCGCGACTGTCGTCAGGTGATACACGCCGGGGCTCGCACCCGCGCCGAAGGCTGTCGTGTTCACGTCAATAGCGGGACCATTCGCCTCAACCGTTCCCTGCCGCACAATAGGCAGCAGCTTACCGTTCGCCGTCCCGTAGCGCCGCGCTACTACCGCAAACTGGACACTCAGAATTGTCCCTTGTGACTGGAGCTGCTCGATCTGATACACGTCACCTGCATTGAACACGTCCGTACTGACGTTCGTCGTATCTCCGTCTGGTGTCGTGTCGCTCACATCAGCCCAGTTTGCTGACCCAGCAGGCCACGGCACGAACTCGGTACGTGGTCCAGGCCCGATAGGACGCAGCGTCGAAGCCTTCACGTCGCCCACGAAATCCGTGTAGATGCCTCCGGACGTGGTAGCTATGTACACGTCGTCGTAGTCGTACTGCCAATTCGGGAACTGCCCCGTTCCGCCGAACAACCCGCCCGTCGGACCTTTGCCCTGAATATGGCCTAGATATGTGTTTGCATAGCCACTGCCGAAACGGTTCGTGTCAAGCCCGCTCTGATTGAAAATTTCGATGCCGTCTCGCCGAATTTCTGCATGGCCAGGGCCGACCTTGAACTCGAAGTAGTTCCAGAGACCGTCCCGGACGCACGGCATATCGGTGCGCGCCAGCTCATCGGTGAAGCGGTCGCCCGTATGACCAGCCGCGAGCGCAATGAAGCCCCCGTACGTCACGCGAAAGCCCAGGTTCATATGCATAAGCGCTGGCCCAAAAGACAAAAAGTGGTGGTCAATCGAGGAAACGATCAGATCAGCACTGAAAAAGTCGAACGTATCGGGCATCCGCCACCAGCGCATGGCGAAGCCCACGATCAGCTCTGCGTAGCCTGGTGTGGGGTGACCCAGGTAGTAATACGAACCCTCCTGGACGCCTGAATACTGCATCCTCAAGAAATTGCCGTACCCGCCACGCCCAGTCGGGCCAACGTAGGTTGGTGGGTACTGACCTCGATTCTGCCAGTCGTACAAGCCCCACTTCGCTTGAAGCTGTGCGTAGTCCGTCCCGCTCGCAGTGTACGTGTCGAAGCTATCGGTGAAGATGATGCTCACGGGATCAGCACCACCCCGTGCTCAGCCGTCGGGTCGTTGAAGTCGTCCGCGACCCACGGCGCCCCGGACAGCGGGTTGTAGCCGTACTGCGTCGTCACGAACGAGTAGTCCGGCATTGGCAGCATCTGGTAAGTGCCTTGTCGTTCGGAGCCACTCCGTCGCGTGAGCGTGACCAACTTGGGTGTCGTGCCAGGAACCGAGCGTGTCCAATACGTGTACTGCGCTCCCGAGATGGGTGCGTCAGGCAAGTGCTGCATCTGATAGCTGTCGATTTGGGCAGCAGCATCAGTAGTGATGAGCGAGCCGTCGTCGTCCGGGATCGGGTCTGATACGGCGTACCAATTCGGCGTTCCACTCGGCTGCGTGACCCACTCCGTATTTGATCCCGCGCCGCGCGGCCAGATAGTTGTTATCTCAACATCGCCCAAGAAGGCGTTCGGTGGCGGATCGAGCGTGTCGATCAGGTACAGGTCGTCAAAGTCGTACCGCCACTGAGCATAGTTGGCGTAGCCCGCATCCTGTCCATTGATTTTCCCCAGGTAGAACGTGTCATACGGGGCATGGATCGCTGGATGCGACCACGTGGCGACGAGCTGTCCGTCGCGCTGAACCTGCATCGAGCCGTTCGAGACGTGGAACTCCCAATAGTGCCAGACATTCATTGGGGCTGAGTTCGGCGCTGTGCGGCCAACAATAGTTGCCTGATACTGTCCGCCGCCGGTTGTACCTACGTAGCCATTGCGGTAACCCATCCCGCACACTTCGCCCGTGCTGGAAATCATCGCACTGCACTGCGACCAACCCGACCGTCCGAACGTAATGAAGTCGTAGCCGGGCGAACCCGCCTGCGGCCGGAGCGCGAAGCCCACGATGAGTTCGTCCCGCAGTCCGGGCAAGATGCGGCCGAGCGCGTAATACTGGCCGCACTGCGCCCAGTAGCCCATCTCTAGCCAGCCGTGTCCGCTGCGCCCTCCAGACGTATGCACGTACATCTGAACCGCCTCATCGAACTCGTAGGCGTACATCAAGATGTCCCACTTGCCCATGATCGGTAGCACGTTAGCCATGTCGTTGCCGGGCGAGTCGGGACTCACCACGTAATGATCCCACCCGTCTACGAAGAGCAACGACACGCTAGTGCGCCACCGTCGGCGTTCCGGCTGGATTGTTCAGTTCTTTCATATACAGCGCCAAAGTAAGCTGCTCGATAAAATCGGAGGCGGTCACAGTCATCAAGATCGCGTCGTGCTTTCTGAGCAGTAGCGGCCCGGTCCAATCGGCGAGCTGCGCCGAGCCCGCGTTCGATTGACCCACAATCTGAGGTCCGGTCCCTGAGCCGACCATATCTGTCCACACGCGCGGCGTAGCCCACGATGCCCACTGAAGCGAGATTCCGGCCGTACCGACCAATGTCGAGTCGAGTGTCCATTCCGTGAGCTGACACCGTTTGCTAATGATCAACATGGCGCGGGCTCCAACCTGAAGCGTCGAACCATATTGACCAAACTGCTGCACCATCGCGTGCAGATCGGCCGGCGACGGCCCTGTGCGAGGCACAGCCTTGTTCAAGAAGCCTTCTGCGGCCTTGACAAGCTCGCGGTCGGGAAGTGCGAAGCGTTGATTCATCACGGAGCACCGCCGCCGAGATACGTCGGGGTTTGGGTCAGCACGGGCGCTCCGTTTCGATTCTCCAGATCAAAGTCGATACCCTGGACCCACAGCAGCTCTCCGGTACCGAGTCGGTCGGGAATACCGGCTGGTCCCTGAACAAGATGCACGTCGCCGGGTTGAATCAAGTAATCCTCGGCGGTTGTCAGCGTGCCGGAAACCGTTTCCCGATTGATCTCGGGCAACCGAGCCTTCGCGACTGTCTCGCAATCCATACCGAACAAGCCGCCACTAGTCAGGTAGCCCATCGGTGCTGAATTGTAGTTTTGCCAGTCGATCCAATCCGAGCCCGGCGGCGATGGATCATAGTGATACGTCGTGCTCCCCGGTGTCATGAACGGATTCTCCGACACGGCCTCGTATCGACACTGATACCCACCCAAATCGGAGCCAATTACGAGCGTCCGGTTGCCGAGTGGATAATCGCGTGCGATGCTCGCGGTCAGGATGTTGACGGTTCCATCCGCCGGATCGAACTGCACCCCTTCGGTGTTCTGGATGAACGCCGAGCCACCTTCGGTGAACGTACAGGTCGGCGTGCCGCGCGGCCTGCCGCCGATCAAGCTGATATGCACCGTGCCGTCGATGCCTTCGTACAGCCGATAGAAGCCTGCGACCTCCGGCGGGCCGGCATCGTAGAAGCAGTCGATCTGGCTGTACTTCTGGAGATACGCGAGCGCTGTGTCGCCCGCTCGCTGAAAGGCGTTGATCAGTTGCGGCGAGTTGCCCTGAAGCGGGTTGAGAGACAGCGTGCCCGAATGCCAGATGAATCGCCAGCCGCTGTCGAGTCCGCCACCATACAACCGTCCAGAAGAGTGCAGGTTCGTGCCGACATAGGGAACCCCGACCTTCGTCAGCACCGCAGCAGCGATCTCGGCGAACGTGGCGCACCCACCGTAGTGAGTAGACGTTGGCACGAGGTCCTGAACACGCAAGCCGCCCTGCCCAATCTCCAGCATTGCGTTGCTGTTGGGATCGAAAGCTACCTGATTGGCTAACCCATCTTGCCAGTTGGTATATTCCGCCGCGAGCCCCAATCTCCCGATGCACTCGATGGTGCATAGGCGCGGATACAGCTCGTAGTTCGCCTTGCGCCGGTAGCCGACGAAACGTGTCGCCAACCCATTACCGGGGATCGCTCCGCACTGAATCGTCACCTGATCGTTGTAGGTGCCGTGCGGAACCGGACAGATAATCTGCGCTCTGGCAATCGACTGTTCCAGTGAATTCGAAACGCGCAGGCCCAGGAAGTCCGTAACGGTTGTCGTTCCGATAGTCACCTGAGCCACGATCTGACGACGCACCACAACCATCAGGTGATCTGTACTCCGATCACGTACGATATCCAGGCCGCGCCCGAAAGCAAGTTTTCCGACTCCACCGCGAGCAAGTTGGTACCCGCTAGAAAGAACGTCGTGTCAATCGCCACACTCGCCGGCGGGTCGGCATGGTAGCCAGCGACATCTGCCGCGATCTCGTGACCGTTCAACCAGGCCGAGTCGATCCGATCCGACATCTGCAACAGCAAAAATGCACTCGTGAGCGTATGTCCGGTCGGCACTGTGAGACTAAATGTCTGACGGAAGAGCACTGCCTGACCCACCGCCTCGGGCGTGTCTGAGGACCAGATCGCCTGACTCCCGCTTACAGGTACGTCGCCACCGCCGAGATTCGCCTCTACCCCGTTGGCCCACCCCGAGTCGTCAAATCCCGTATTCATCCAACCTGACGGCGGCGTGTTGTTACTGGTTCCGTTCCACTCGTTCAGCACATCGGCGTCGGCCGCAGTCGAACTCATGATGAACTGTGTGGCGGCCACTCCTGCGCCCGATGTGACTGGTACGCCCCCGAGCGAGGTGCCCGCATCCACCAGCGTGAACTCGACCTCGGCCTGATGAAGTCCGCCGGGGAGTGCGGCCGAGCGGGTGATACCCGACAAGATAGCCGTGTAGGTCTTGGGCTGCGGCGTGATATGGCCGCTCCCATCCAGATCGAGGACGTGCGTAATCAGCGCCCCACTCGGATCGGCTCCCCAGTGATCGACGTAGACTGTACCGCCCGCCGAAGGATCACCCGCCACGCGGACATTCACCGGCCGAAAGAACGTGAAGAACTGATCCAGTGCGAACTGGCCATACAGCCAGACCTGGCCGGAAAAGACCGTTGCTCCATCCCGAATCTCGCGTTTCGGAGTCGAGTAATTCCAATCGAAACCCACGTTGCGGAAGCTAGAGAACGGCCCGCGACCCCCGGTAACGATATTGGTGACATCAGTGCTCATTGCGCGATCACCCCGGCCAAACTCGGCGCCGCCGGTACATTCGCGAGCTGGAACACCTGGATCATCTGGCGTCGAAACTCGGCGGTCAGGTCGTCTATCAGTTGCTCGTTCGACTCACCTGGCTGAGGCTGAACATTTACCTGGACATTGCCGAAGTTCACCCCGCCACTTTGTGTGGCTGCGGTTGTAGTGATGGGCGCCGCGACCGGCTGCGCGGGCGTCGGGACTCCGGCGACGGGTGGTTGCCCTGGTGGTGGAGCGCCGCCACCCATCTCAAGAACAGATTGGGCCGCCGCCGCCAGCATGTCGCGCAACGCGGCCGCAGCCGCCGCCGCATTCGCCATATTTGCCGCGACAGCCGCCATAGAATTCGAGAAGCTGCTCGCGGAAGTGTCGATCTGCTGCGCCGACTGTTGCATCGCGGCCAGCAGGTTTGCTGTGTCGTTCAGCGGTGGCTGAGCATCTCGAATCGTCTGAAGCCAGGCCGCTGCCGAGTCTGACGTGCTCTGAGTCGAATCCGCGATGTTCTGCGCGGTCGTGGCCGTGCTCGTCAGCGGCTCTTGCGTAGCCTGAAGGGTTGCGAGCCAGGCAGCGGCCGCATCTGCGGTGGATTGCTGCGCGGCGGCTTCGGTCTGAAGTGCCGCATTGAGCTGATCTGTCGCTTGCGCTTGAGCTTGCGCATCTTGCGGTGCTGGTCCGGCCGCCGGCACTGGTACCGGCTCCTCGGCTCCCGGTGGCAACTGACCTGGCGCAAGCTGCGGCGCGGGAGCCGGAGCGCCGGGAGCCGCCGCTGTCTGGGCCTGTGCCGCCGAAGCCGCTGCTGCCGCTGCCGCGTCGTTGGCCTGAGCGACGGACGCTGCCGCTTGCGCCGCCGCATCGTTGGCCTGATTCGCGGCTTGCGCTTGCTGCTGGGCAGCGGTCGTCTGGTCGTTCGCGGCTGTGGTCTGATCTTGGGCAGCGCGCGTTTGATCCGTCGCCGCATCTGTCTGCGCTTGCGCCGCTGCCTGGTCTGGCTGTCCCTGACCGCCACCAAACAACCCGCCGGCCCATTGAAGGAACTGCTGACCGCCGGTAGGACCTTGCGTCCGCCACTCGGCGCTCTGGCGCATCGCCGCGATTTGCTCGGGCGTCGCCGGCTGAAGATTCTGAGCCCCTCCGGCCAGAATCGCGTTGAGCATCGCTTGGCGGTCGCCACCAAACAAGGTTTGTCCTTGGGAGCGGCGGTCCATCTCCGCCAGCACCGCCGCTCGCTGCTCTTCGGGCAATCCGGCGAGCTGTGCCCGCATCGCGTTGAGCTGCTCGGCCGACTGCTGGATGCCGTAGAGCGTCGCTGCGCTACCTGCGACAACAGCTCCCCCGGCGAGCAAAGTCCCACCACCGATACCGCCCGCAACGGCGGCGGCAGTGCCAGCAGCACCGGCGACCTCGGGTGCGGCTGCCGCACCGCCTTCTACGACTGCCGCTGCTTCGGCCGCAGAAGCCGCCGCAGCTTCCGCGCCGGCTCCGGCAGCTTCCGCACCAGTCGCAGCCTCAGCGGCTGATGTCGCGGCCTCGGCCCCAGCTTCAGCGGCTGGTGCTCCCTCGACAGCGGTCGGCGCCTCTTGCACACCCAACCTGCCGCCGCCGGGGCCGCCACCGAGTCCGAGCGCCCTACCTGCCGCACCAAGAATCCGACCGCCGACCGCCGGAAGAATGTGCGTGACTCCGTAAACACCGACCCCGGCGCCAACACCGCCTGCTACTAGCCAGGCAGCTTGCTCCACCGGCGACATCTGCGGAATCTGGTCGCCGCCGCCTGCCGCTCCGCCGGCTCCCGGCACCACGGCTGGACCGTACGGTTGATTTCCGACCCCGCCGCCCGGATTGATGACCGCACCTGGCGCACCGCCGGGCTGTTGCGGAGTCCCAACTCCGCCCGCCGCCTGGTACGTGCCAATTTGCTGCGCGCGGTTGATCGTCTGATCAACGAGGTTGTAGATGCTCTGCCACGCGGCGTGGAGGTCGCCGGTGTAGTCGAGGCCAAGCTTGATCGCGTTGGCCCAATTCAGCATGTTGTTCGCTGCGGCGAAATCCTGGTCCGCAATGAGCTTGGCTTGTTCGGCGGCGGTTCGTTGCGGCTGCTCTTGCCGTACCGCGATATCAAGTTGGCGCTGAATCTCGTCCGCGATGTTCTGCTCGTGCGTCCGACGTTCGGTCAGCCGCATGGCGATGTCTTCGAGGTCGCGCTGCTGCTGCGTCAGGTCGATGATGCCGCCGGGCATCAACTGACGTTGGAGTTCGTCGCGTGTCTGAGCCCGCTGCGCTACGACATTCTTATGTGCGGCGGCCAGAGCCTCTGGTTGGGCTTCCGCCGCATCCAGCGTGGCATTGATGGACTGCTGGGCGAGGTCGCCGATACTGCCAATGTCGCCAGCGGTCGCCGTGCCTCGCACCATGCGCGCGCCGATAGCCCCGAGTTGGGCTTGAGCCGCCTGACCTTGGAATTGAATGTCCTGAAGTCGTTGTTCGGCAGCTAATCCGTCGAGTTGCGTCTGGAGAACATTCCGCCGAATCGCCAGGTTGTCGCGCGACGCAACGGTCAGCCGATTCTGGACCAATTGTTGGCGCTCGCCGACCTGAGCGATCTGACTATCGAGCTGCAAGACGCCTATCTGAATCGCGGCCTGCTGATTAGCTACGTCGAGTTGTCGCCGCCGATCCGCAAAAGTGATCTGGTCGATCTGGTACTGAGCGCGACCCTGCGCTATCTGGGCGACCTGGACTGCTTGTGTCGCGGCGACTTGCGCCTGCATCGAAGCGGTCAGCCGGTCGTGGAGATTGAGTAACTCCCTCGCGTCCGTGATCCGCTGCTGATCGCCCGAAACGAGTGCGTCCTGGTACCGCTTCTCTAACTCGGCTCGCTCCGCAGCGCCCTCACCGCCGGGTCGCGCTTGAGCAACCTGTACCGCCTGCTGCGCGGCAACAGCCTGCTCCGTTTCAATTTCGGCTTGACCGCGAATCTGCGCTGGAGTCAGGAGTTGCGGAGCGGCGCGATAGGCTTCCGCGATTGGTCCGGCAGTCGCGATGTTCCCCTGAATTGCCTGGAGCCGCGCGAGAACACCTGTTACCGGATCGAGTCGAGCGGCGGCTACCGCTCCACCAAGCGCCGTGAAGTTATCGGCGGCTTGGCTCGCGCTGGTCGCCGCAGCTTGGGTCGATTGAGCTAACTGGTTATTCGCGTCAATCTGACTCTGGATTCCGGGAACCAAATGACCCAACCCGCTGATCGCGGAGTTGGCTGCCGTCCCGATGTTTTGGAGGGCCTGGCCGGCGCCCCGGCCGAGAACGTTCTGCACCTCCTCGCGGTTCCTGGCAGCTTGTTCGGCTTGAAGAGCGGCGGTGCCTTCCGGCGTACCGAGCGCCGCCCCCATACCGCGACCGCCCATCGCTTGGAGTGCTTGAATGCGCTGCTGCGTCGCTTGCTGCGGAGTCAGACCGGCAACGTTGATCCCTTGCTGCTGGAGGTACCGATCAATGTCGCTAATGCCCAACGCCGGCGCAGCACCGCCGCGCATCGCGAGCTGCGTGATCTGCTGAGTTACCTGGGGTAGCTGTTCCTGCGGGATGTTGTTGAGCTGCGCAAATTGCGTCGCGATCTGCGTCAGTTCTTGGTTCTGCTGCGTTGTCGCCCCGACCGTCGTGGTCATGTTGTTCGCGAGGGCGAGCGACGACGCTACGTTGGTCTGGAGATACCCCGAAGCGGTAGACAGGCTCGAAACGAAGTCGCGCGTTTGGGCAGTAAGACCACCCATGCTCGCGGCCAGTTGCGCGAACGAGCGGTTGATGTGTTCGGCGTCGTCAGCGACCTGCGCGAGCGCCGTGTGGAGCAGTCGCGCTAAGCCGGCCGCAACGTTGATACCGAGCGGGACACCGAGCAGACCGGCGCCGATACGAACGATGTTTGCCTGACGCCCGGTAAGCGCCTGCGCCGGGTCGATGCCGCCTTCGATGGTGCCTTGGATGCGGCGAAAGATGTTCGTGCGGGGAGCCGTGGCGCGTTCGGCTCGTTCCTGCTCCTGCTGCGCTTGCTGCTCGCGGCTGAAGCGTTCCTGTCGAAGCCTACGCACGTCCTGCACGTTCTGAGGCGTGACTTCGACGTATTCGCCCGCACGAGCGCCTTCGACCAGCGGTGCGCGTCGAGGCTGTGCTGCCGCTATCTGACGCTGAGCCTGTAGCGCAGCAGGGCTCGACCGCAGTCGAATCTGCTCGCGACGCGCATCCTCGTCAAATTGCTCCTGCGCCTGTCGCTGTTGTTCAGCTTTCGTTTGTTCTAAGGCGCGTGCTTGAACAAGCTGAGCGCGGTTCGCTGCCGTAACGTCGAACATCGCGCCGCCGTACTGCGCGGTCGGCCCCTGAAGCGCCCGCGCCTGCGTCTGCGCGATAAACCGGGCTAACTGAGTCGGCTGGGACCGAAGTGCGCGGTCCTGAACTTCGCGGGCCGCAGCAATCTGTTGTTCGGCGGAACGTTGCGACGCTCGCGCGATCTGCTCGTAATGATTGATAACCGTGAGCTGAACGGCGGCTAATTCACCCCAGGCTCGCGCGGCGGATTCGGCCGCTGCTGCTTGCACCGGAGTTGCGACGTTCGCCGCGCCATACTGGACCTGACCGGCGGTAACACCAGTCGGAGTCCGGAACGTACCAATCGGCGGACGACCACCCACCACGCCGTAGGGCGCTGTCGGCACATACACCGGGCCGCCAGTTTGTCGAGCTTCGGCACCTAGAGCGCGGAGAGTGTCCTTGCGGTTGAGGACATAGCCAGCTCGTTCAGGAACAAAGAGTTCCGGCCCCTGTTCGCCAACGAGGTACGCGCCGCTTCCGGCCTCGCCGCCGCGCGCCCGAGCGCGACCCAGGCTCTCCATCGTGGAGATGACCGGCTGATGCGTCGTTTCGGCCTGAACACCCGTCGAGAACGTGACGTGATGGGCGATAGCGTTGTAGATGTCCTCGGACAATCCGGGGAATACGCCCATCCGCCGCATCTCGTCGTAGCGCCCACTGATGAGCGAGCGCATTCGCATCCCGAGCCCGGTCGCGGTCGCGGATGCGGCTCGTTGTGCGACTTGCCCATAGCGCTCCGAGCCAAGCCAGCGCTGAAGAACGTTGGTATCGACTGTCGGGATTCGCCCGTATCCGAGCCACTGGCCGAGAAAACCGGCCTTGCCGTAACCAACACCCTGGAACGAGCCCAGGATCGCGGACATCTCGTCGGGCGAGGCTCCCTGCCGACCCGCCGTGTTGAGTGCTGCGGTCGCTGCGCCGATGTTGTGAAGCGAGTACGAGCCCGGCGCAGCCGGCTGAAACGCCTGCGGCGTGCGAAGGAACGTGAAGCCGCTGCGATTACCCAGGTCCTCGATAGCGGCTTGCATCGGGCCGGCATTTCCGGCGAAGAGCTTGTCGTAGAGATGGCGGTTTTCTTCCTGACCCAGGAAGTGCGCCATCAAATCTTCGGGTCGGACTACGCCGCGTCCGCGCCCTCGCGACAGAATGCCCGGTATCCGTCCGCCGAGCCGCTGGAAAACGTTGCCCGCCGGCGCCTCGCGACCACGAATGGACGCGAGCGTGGTGAGATAGCCCGCCGCTACCTGATGCGGCGTTAGCCCGCCGGAGCGAAGAACGTGACCTTGTCGCTCAAGGAAACCCGCGAGTGGCTTCGCGAAGTTGGGTAGTTCCTGACCAGGCTGGAAGCCGAGTGCCGCCGGCTGGACGAGGTGAAGCGCACCACGCGGGAAGTACGTGTACAGCTCGCGAAGCGCCATACTCGGCGCGAGTGTTCCGGCACGTTCCGTAAGCTGCCGAGCAAGCTGACGGGGACCGAGCGGATACACCCGACCGCCAGTCGCACGCGGGAGCATGATCTCATCAAGGAACCGATGCCCTTCGCCGCCTAGCAGCGACGTATCAAAGCCCACTGGCCGACGCGTTACATGGACAAGGCCCTGACTAGCTGCTCGTTCGAGCGAAAGACGTGCGCCCCGCTGTCGGTCGAGGCCGCTGAAGATACGCCAGCCGCGCTGAGCCGCTTGCTCGGCAATGTCGCGATACAGACCGCCGCCGGCTCCGGTACCGCGCTGCGCTTCGGGGACACTGATCCACTGGACGTAGCCGAGACCACTTCGAGGATTGACTTCTAGCTGGTAATTCGGGTTGTCGCGGATTCGCTGCATCCCACGGAACTGCTCAGGAACCGTCTTGGTCTGCGGCGTAATCTCGAAGTAGCTCGGACTCTTCCAACCCGGAAGCTGCGCCATGAGCGAGCGCGACCGTCGGCCCTGGAACCCGAGGGCTCGTCGCCCGCCGCGAAGCGGATCACCCGCGAAAACGTTCTGGAGAACCCGACCTTCTGGACTGGTAACGGGACCACCAGTGGCGCGTCCGGGGACGAATAGTTCTGGGCCTTGCTCGCCAACGATGTAGCGGCCGCCACCACCGACGACGCCGCCAATGGCGCGGTACTCGGCTTCTTCTGGCTCATCGCCGTAACGCTGGATTGGCGGGTTGGTGGGACCTTGCCGCTGCTCTGCGCTCAGTCGAGCACGCAGTTGTTCAAGACGGAACTTGTCGCGAGTGAGCGACGCAGCGGCGGCCTGGCGCTCCGGCCGAGACATGCCGCCCGACTCGCGACCAACTCGAAGCGCAGATGAGCCACTCTTGATTTGAACATCAAGCGCGTCGATTTCGCTCTTGATGTCGGCCGCGACTTCAGTGAGCGTTGATTCGCTTGGAGCGCCGCCCCCGCCGCCAATCTGGAAATAACTCTGCCATTCCTCGGCCGAAACACCTCTCGGCCGCGCCGTTTGCCCACCACGAAAGACGGGAAGTCCTGTCTCGCGTTCGAGCTGTTGCTGCTGCCGGAGAAGCTGGCTGTACGCCTCCTGACGGGTCGGAGCGGGAGTTGGTGCGGGAGTCGGCGCGGCGGTCTGAGGAGGCGCAGCAGCAGGAGCCGGAACCGGGGCGCCGACTCCCGCCGCCGCCCCGGCCGGAGCCCCTCTACGGCTCGTCCGGACGCCCGTACGGGACGCGACGGGCGGCGGGGCGCCTACCCCGACAATCGGAAGATACCCGCCGGCCTCGGGTGGTGTCGGCGCTTCGGGCCGGTAGTACGCGCCTTGGGCAAACCGGGCAATCTGCTGCTGAGCCTGGCGTTCCTCGGCGCGGAACGTCCCGACCCCGGTTCGCTGAGCCGCCTGGCCCATGAACCGCTCGTATTGCGCTGCGGACTCAGCGTAGGCGCGGGCAGTCCCGGTAATTTCCTGCTGAAGCTGCCGCTCGCGGGCGATTAGCTCGGCTTCGGCCGCTGCCAGAGCCCGAACTTGTGTTTCGTTCTGGCGCGTAACGCGGTATCGCGAGCCAAGGATCGAGACGGTATCGGTGAGCGCGGCCTTTTGCGCCGCCGCCATGAACTCGCCACCAGCGCGTCCGCTGAAGGCTCGGGTGCGCTCGGCCCAATCGAGATTCGGGTCTTGGAACCGGCGCAGCGCCCGAACACGGGCTTCAACCTCAGGAGCCGCCGACCGTCTCTGAATTGAACGAGCTTGCGAAGCGAGCTGCGCTTCGGCGCGGGCAATTCGCTGCTGCTCGCGCTGGAGGTCGTTGCCTTCGGCTACCGCCGCGTTCAATCCCTTTTGGGCTGCGGTCGCTTGTCCAATGCCCTGCGTGAGCGGTCCCAGGACGTTCTGAATGTCCTGAGTCGAGTAGCGCATCTGCTTGAGCGCCGAGAACGTATCCTCGACACTCGCGCCCGCTCGCATGAGCGCCTGGCTTGTACGCAGCAACCCCGACGCTTGCGTGTTGCCGCCTGTCGCTCGCAGCGCCTCGCCGATATTGGCGAGAGTTTGCTGCGTGCGTTGCATCGACGTGTTGGCGCCGGCGAACGCTTGCGCGAGCGATTGCCCACCTTGAACCGCCTGCTCGATGGAACGGAGGTATCCGCTCGCCGCCCCGCCTTGGCCCATCCGCTGCCATTGCTGCTGAATGGCTCGGACGTATTGCGTCTGCCGACTCGCTACCTCGGCAGTCGCGCTCTCGATATTGGCGATCTCGGCGAGAAACTCGCTGGCGTCTAAACCAACTGAGGCGTACAGCCTCGCAATCTCAGCCCCGGCTCCGGCTCCGCCGGCACCTGCGCCGCCCTCGCCTCCGCCGCCGCCTGCTGGGGTAGGCGTGCCGCCGCGTGGCGGCATTAGTCAATCCCCGACATATTGATCTTCAGCCAGTCGCGGACGCGCAGAGCATCACGACGCAACGCTTCTACCGCATCCACTTCCCCGTCGCCGGTCCCTTCCGCCACGAACCGCCCGGCAGCCTTGTCGCGACGAGCAAGTTGATTCCAAACCTGAATGATGCTCTCGCGATCAGTTTTCCACCCCGAGTCGCTCAACAAGTTCACCTGATATGCGGTCAACTGCTCATCCGCTTGTAGAGGAATAATCTCGTTCCACCACGCGAACCATTCCAGCAGTAGCATTCGCCCCTGTTCGTCGGGACCTACGTTGTAGAACCGGCCAAATTTTGCGCGGGCTTGTCCCCAATCGAAGTCTCCGGCGTCTCCTGAGCCTGCTCCGTCACCGCCGGTTCCGGAGAGCTGGGCTCGTTTCCCTCCATATCTGTCGCCTCATTACGCTGGAAGTACCCGAGGTCAAACAGCCAGCCGAGACGCTGCTCCTGCGACATCATGTCGGCCTCGCTGTATTCCAAACCGGGGATCAGCAGCAGCAAGCAGCGTGTGAGATACGTTTCCCACTCGGACGCCTTGGGCCGGAACTGCGGCGTGTCGTCGTAGGCTTTGATCGCGGCGGCTAACTCGATCCGCTGCTGCTCAATAGCGGCGCTGATCGGGTTGTACAGGTCATCCTGCGGCGGCAACACGTCGAGCAACGCTCGGGCGGCCGCTACCAGGGCTGGCGGCGGCGGTCCCTCATAGACGCGTTCGCGCGTGGCGAGGTAGGTGTTGCGGGCATCTTCAAGGTCGGCGGCCACCGATGCCGGATAGCGACGATTCGTACAGACCCACGCCTGAAGCATTCGCCCGTTCGAGAACTCGACGGGTACACGTTCTGGCGACAGATCGCCGATCCGCAAAACACGCGGCGGCGAAGCTCGTCCATTCGAGCGACTCGCGTCTGTGGGCACGTCCGTGCTCCTTTAGCGCCTGGATGACGCCTTGTCTCCGACTCAGCCGCTGGATGCCGCCTCGCCGGGCTGGGGCTGGTTAGTAGCCAGCCCCGCTCAATCCTAACCCGACCAAGTCACCACGCGGAAGGTCGCGACGCGAGGCGGGCTAATCGGGTTAGCCACTGTCCCCGTGTCCGGCAGGACCGCCATGTTGTAGGCGATGCGCGCGGCGTCCGTGACGTTGAACTGCATCTCCACGTCGGCCATACACAGCGACTTCCATCCGAACACGCGAACCGGCTGGTTCGTGCCCGGCGACAAAATGTCGTAGCCCACGGTGTAGTACAGGTCAACAATGGTGCCCGACACCACGTAGTCCTGATGGCCGAAGGTGTTCGTGCCCGGAGCACCGGGAGCAATCGTAGAAATGGTGCCCTGACCAGTTGAGTACGACAGGTTCTGCGAGTTGATCTGGGCGAGCGCCGTTTCCAGGTTCAAGTTACGGCGAGTCGGAATACGCAGAACCGGGTCAACAACCTGATCGACCAGCACGTCCTGACGTTCGACCTGCAAGCGGAACCGCAGACCGTCGCGGGTGAACCCGAGGTCTATCCACGAACCACCCCACCCTGGAGGGTCGCCCCATACAACGCTATCGGCAACGTAGGTATTGCTGTATATCCACGGCTCCGTGTAAAGCAGCAAGTTACGGCCGGCGATGACCTGTGTTTGATCGAGTCCTGCCATTGGTTAGTCCTTTGCGCCTGGATAGCGCGTGGTCTCTACGTACCGCTGGATGCGATGCGTAGGCTAAGCCGGGGGCGCCGGGGCCGGAGCGGGTGCTGGCGCCGGGGCGGGCTGCGTACCTGGCATCGGATCGAACGTCAGTCCCCACGAGACGAGCCATTTCAAGGTCGCGTCGTCGGCCGGTACGTCGTCGCCGGGGTGATACCACTGTTGAACATTGCCATCTGCGTCCTGACCTAAAGCCAGCTCGCCGGGTCCCAAAAACTTCGGCACGGTGAACCTCCTTATAGCTCGAAAGGCTTCGGTGGGCGTCGCGAGTTGATCTCATCCGCGAGCCGTTTGGCGTGAGCCTGAGTGATCGGTTCCGCGATGCCCAAGGACACGGCGATCAGTTCCTCACCATCGAAGTTGGGTGTCAGATTACCGAACGTCGCGGGATGAGCGTTATTGGCTGCCGGTAAATCGCGCAGAATCATCGACTTCAGCCGTTCGTCGCTCGTGATCGTCGCGTAGGCGTACAAGGCTCCGTCGAGTCCGCGCCACGGCCGATCTACGCACATCAGCGTCATAAATTCGTGGTAGACCGGCTCGGAGATACCGGGCTCGTACGCGTGCCGACTACAACGGAACCGCTCGCCCGTGTCCCCACCCCGATTGCGAACTAAGAAGAACCGACTGTCTTGATATCGCTGCCAACGATTCCACTCGTCGCGCGTCATCCAGTTACCGAGCTTGAGCCCGGCCGCTCCTTCGCGGCGGTACGGCTCAACCCAGTCACCAACCCGTTCCCAACCAGGACCGTGTGGAACGAGCAGCTCGCTCACGCGGCGATCCTCTGTCCCATGTACCACACGATGTAGGGAGTGAGGACGAGCGGCCAGTCGGTTCCGGGCTCGTCTTGCGGGATGGGCTCAGCTTCCTGTTGGATGCGCTGAATGATCGCACGCGAGACCCGGAACGATGAGGGGAGCCCGGTATACAGCGGTGGGATCAAGGCGGGATGAAGCACGCGCCACAACTCTTCGGCGGTACGCCGACGCACGTTGACCGTGGGTCCGGGACCGTAACAGCGAATGTCGAGCCGAGCGTAATGGAGGTCCATGTCGAGGTTTGTCGCGGCGCCGCCGGCGCGACGGATCAGGACGGCATAGTCGGGCATGAACCAATGCCGTCGCAGGTCCGTGGCCGGCGCTTCAGGAAACGCGCTCGCGATGCGCGCGGGAGCGGTCGGGTCCTTCAGGTTGCGCCGACAGTAGCCCGACACGTCCGGATCGCTGTTCAGGATCGAAATGATGGCTCCCACTACGTCCGGAAGCATCAGCCCCGCAACCATCAGACCAACCCGTCTTGTCGAGCCGCGTCACGAATCACGTCGCCGAAACGGTAGGCCACGCGGTCGAGAGTATTGCGGATCGGGTAGTGCCCAGGCCGATGGATCGTGCCGAACTCTTCGTAGGTGGCGTAGTACGTCTCGGCGCCAACTTCGAGCAACACCCTGCCGTTCTCGATGGAAACACTGAAGAAGCCCTGATCGCGCTCGTTGCCCGTCATGTACGGGTGGCGATCCCGAGTCCATTCTTCGTTGCGCCAGTACGATTCAGCGAACGCCGCCAGGTTCTGAAACCCGCGCGTCAGCGTTTCGTTGAAGGCTTCGATCACGCGCTGACCGCGCCACTGGTACGTCGTACCTGTCCCCGAAATGTTGATCGAGGTTGGCCCAACCGACCGCAACGGCCGATTGCCCACCGCGACAGGACGGTTGCGAGTCCCGCGAGGCATCAGTCCACCTCCGACCAACGAATAGTAACTTGCTTCCAGATCAAGGCGTCTTTCGTGGCCGTGAGCGTAAGGAGTTCGGTCCGGGATGGTTGAGCGACAAAGACTCGCCCTGTGAGTGGGTCCATCACGTCCGTCACGTAGTCGCCCTCGCGCAAGGGATCGTCAAACGGCAGAAACAGACGCGTGCGCTGGTATTGAATCGGGCCATTCAACCCGTTGACGATCATCGACTCGTCTCGGAAGAGACACGGCTTGTTCGGAACGGGCGCCGGCGCCGGCGGCGAGTCGGTCGTTTCGAGAGGCAGTCCCCAAGGATCGACTGCGCCGGCTGTTTGTTCTACGTAGGGATCGACGTAGTAGTTGTTCGTATCGGACGTGTTGGGATAGCTCAGATTGGTCGAAGCCAGCGAACCGCCGTAGAACGTCGCGAGCGCGGTAAAGAACGCGTTGGGGTTCGAGACCACGCCCGATCCCCACGAGTAGGACGCAGCATAGTCCATCTGAAAGTTCGTCTGAAGGACACCGATTCGGTAGTCGTTGTTTGGACTCAGGGGCACGGCCGTGTTGAGCGTGTACACAAACCAGGCGGACGGGCCGCCCGGCGCGGGAATGTTGAACACCTCATTCGCGATAGGCGTAAGGTTGCCGACCGGCCACACGCCGACCGCCGCGAGCCCGCCGATACTCGCGCCGTTGACATGAAACCCCACGGCATACAAGCTCGCGTTTTGATTCGCTCGAATCTGGACAGCGCGGGTCACCCCGCCTGCCGTAAGCGAGCCCGTAAATGGTGGCGTCGCGCTCGTACCGTACAGCCAGTCCTGAAGTGGGGTTTCGGTTTCGAGCACGCGCGGCATCCACGTATAGGTGTGCCGCATCATGCGGTACACGCGGCCTTGCACCCACGTGGAACTAGCCATAACGCCTTAGTACGAGTTTGCTGTCTGCCTATACGGAGACAACTGCCCCAGTCCAGAGTTCGATACGTCGCCGCGCCCACCTGCGGCGGTGGTAAAGCTCACTGCGCGCAGAGCCCCAGTGAACGTTTGCCCTTGCGGCCCCATGTTCAGCATGAGCAATCCTTGAGCTGTTGCCCTCAACGCGTCCGCGCGCTCTTGTGGATCGAACGGCTGTAGCTCGTACAGATAGCCCTCGAATCGTTCGCGAGTCGGCAACGGCACGCTCACGATCAGGTGCGCTGCCGCGAGATAGACCGCCGCCTGATGGTCGAAGTTCGCTTGCTGCGAACCTGCCGGCCACGGCGCGAGCGTGTCGATGGAAGCTACCCGCGCGTTCGCATACGGATACGCCATCTCGATCACCGCGTCTGGCAAGTCATTCGGCCCGAGGTCAGTACGAATAAGGGCTCGGATGAGCGGGTTGTCAGCGTCCGTCAGCAGGTTCAAGACCGTGAGCGTCTCGACCGGCGGCTGAGCTGGCGCTCCGGTCGGAAGCGTGAATTGCTCGCCGTAGGGCCGGATGTTCGTGCCGGTCAGCGGCGGGGCGCCCTGCGCTGGGCTTACCCAATCCGTCCAGTACGACACGTCTTGGAACGTGCCCGAGGTCGTCGGGCGTGGCCCGAACTGAATCAGCGCAACAGCCACAGGCGACAGTAACGCCGTAATCGACGCCAAGCCCGTGGCGTCTGGTGATGCTTGATATGAATGTGTCCCGTTGACATCCGTGAGCACGAGCACAACCGGCGCGCCAGTCGCTCCGAGGGATTGGCGGACACTAACGGAGATGGGGGTGCCGCCGGGTGGGAATGGAGGAATAACGGTTCCCAACCAAGCTTGGGAACCGTCGAAGTGACTAGCCTCGCCAGTAACTGCAACCACTATGCAGGCCGGTCCACGTCCTGGAGACGGGGCACGTACCCGCCTGGAGCAAGCCGAACCTCACGCGGCTGTTTCGCCACGCGTGTTTGGACTTCTCGAATCGTCTCTTCGTCCCACAAGGTTGGGTCCATCCGACGACCGAGGGGCGTGGGTCGTCCGGGATTCACGACCATCTGTTCGTAGGGCTCGATGTCGATATCCAACGGATACTTCGGGTTGGGCTCGTCGCGTTCCTCGTTGGTGAACTCGTCCATCACCTTGACGAACTTGCGAGGCGCGGGCACTTCGACCAGCTCCCCGGTGAGCATGAGCCGTTCCATCTCTTCCGTACGATACACGCGCGCCGGGCACGAGCCCGCCACGAACGCTTCGCCTGCCGGATGGCGCGGGTCGCGTTCGTAGATCACCACGCGGTCGTCGGCACGACCCGAAAGCACCCAGATCGTGCGCGCGACCAACGTTTCGAGGTCGCCCGCTGCAACACCGCGCTTGACGGCCCGCTCGCGTTCGTACTCAGCAATCGCTGCTTCAGTCTTTCGTTCGGCCATATCTAGCTCGGTGGAGCGGGTGGTGCGGGCGCTTCGGCTTCTTCGAGGTCGCCGGCGTCGAGCTTCGCCATCACGGCCGGTGTCTTGGCAACCTCGACCGCCGGTCCGTCGCCGCCAATAAACGCCTCGCCGTCCGGGTGGGCCGGGTGGCGCTCGAACAGAACAACCATGCCGCTCGCCTTGTGTTGCGCTGCGGGTTGAACCCACATCTTTTCGATCTCGGACCCGTCGTATACGTCGGGACCTTCGCCCTGCGTACGCGACCCGTCTGGCGCCGGCGCGTCGCCGGTCGGTGCGGCCGGTTCGGTGGCGGGACTGGTCGTCGGGCTCGGTGTATCCGTCATTCGGGTACCTCCTAGTTAGAACGATACAATCGCGGAAAACGGAATGCTCCCGCACTGAGTCAACAGCCGGGAGCGCGACACCACGGAGGACATCCCGCGATGCTTCTCAATAATACGGTCCTGTCGGAACGGATAGCGACACTGATCTCGCCTGGCCACTCGGGTCACGAGCTTTGGACAGGATCGCTGAACAAAGAAGGTTCCCCCGTAATCTTTTGCGGCGAGGATGCCCGTCCCAAACAACCGCGTGTTGTACGTGTGCGGTGGGAACTCGCCTATGGACTCGTCCCGGACGATTACATAGTAGCTCTCGTGTGTAACGTTACGCTGTGTGTTGCGCTGGCGCATTGCGTTTGCGGGCCGCGCAGCGAAGTCCTGAAAGCGAGTTGGGCAAGTCGCGGGGCCGGTTCTACGCCTAGCGCCTTGCTCAAAGCCGCGAAACGGAAACGCGGCCTGCTGCGCGAGGAACCGCGCGTCTGTCCCATTTGCGAAGAGGTCTATATCCCTCGTCGCGCCGGCGGTAAGGAGCAGAAATCTTGCGGGAAGCCGCGCTGCCGATTGCTTGTGCAACGACCGCCGAAAATGCGCCCGACACCGACGCAACGCTACTGGGCTTTGGTCAACAACGAGAAGGTTTCTGCCTGTCGCGGAAGAGATTGGCTCGGCGCCACGAACGAGGCCGGTTACGGCCTGTTTTGGACCGGAACAGTGATGACGACCGCCCACCGATTCGGCCTGTCGCTGAAGCTCGGCAAACCCCTGAGCGAGCTTGCTCCCCACGCGCTCCATAACTGCGACAGACCCATATGCCAGGAACCCGACCATCTGCGCGAGGGAACGGCTCTCGACAACATGCACGACATGATTCGCAAGGGTCGCCGTGGTCATACCGGCCCCTTGGGAAGCGGTTCGCTGGACGATCCCGAGGTACGCCGGCTCATTTCCGAACTGTACGCAACCGGCGAGTGGACGCAAGATGAACTCGGTGCGCGATACGGAGTCAGTCGAACGACCATCGGCCGGCTGGTTCTCGGACAAAGCTGGCGCCCTCTGGACTAGAAGTCGATCCCGTTCGAGTGGTCCGCGCCGCGCCGCGACCTACTCTTGCCGTTAGCTTCGCGCTTCAAGCAATGGCGACCCCGCTTCTCAGACGTTCCCACGGGATCACTCGCCATAACGACAGCATCTCTCTGCATTTGGGACGATGACGCCGTGGCATTCACGTTGAGTATGCGTGTCGCGTTAGGGTCGATCACGCCGTACCCCTCAACCTCAGTGATAGTAAGAAGCTGAGTCTGGTTATTTATGAAGCGATCCACCTCCGAAACATTCCCGCCGACTTCGGTTACGCGCTCCAACGCGATGTTGGACTGGAAGGCGACCAGCTTGAGCGCGGGAGCGTCGGCGGTAATGCCGTACTCAATCGCGTAGTTCAACTGGTTGTAGATCGGCTGGATTGTCCCGAAGGCGTTACCTGGCAGCAACGCGAACGGCACCTGAACACCCTGAGCCACCGGCAAGACCAGGAGCTGCATCATCGCTGGCTGCTGTGCCAGGATGATGTCCGGCAGGTAGGTCAGCGAGAAGTTGAGGCGGAAGGCCAAGAATGCCTTCAGCGTCAAGGTACCAGCGACCGCTGCCGAGTCGAGCGCGGTGTTGTTCTGGACCACCGCCGCAGTATTGGCGTTACCGTCACCGTTGATGAGCGTGTTCATGCCGATGCTCACCTTGTCGATTTCGGTCTGAATCGCCATACGCGCGATGACGAAGGCGATGCGGTCAACCCGCTGGCGCCGCAACTGCTCGTAGGTTGCCCGGAGTGCCCGGCCAAACTTGTAGAGCCGCAAGGTGTGCTCGCCGGTGATGAGGTACGTCGAGGGAATCTCGGCACCCTCAGCGATGCGCTTCATGCGGTACGAGTCGTTGCCGTAGTCGTCCGTTACGTACAACGTACGGTAGGCGTCCGTGTCGATAGCGGTGGTTCGGGCCACGATCCTTTCGAGCGGAATCGGCGGAACCAACCGCTTCGCACGAATTTCCGGATTGTCGTACCACGGGTTAGCCAATGCACCAGGCGCCACGTCTCCAGACATCAGCACGGCACGGGTCTGAATCTGACCGTTCCACACGTCGGACTGAAGTGGCGGGCCGCCCACCGTGTGCGCTCGACGCCAGACGCGCGACATAAACTCAGGCATCAGCGCTCGGCGCTCGGGAGTCGCGAGACATTCCTCCCAGGTCGAGGCGCGAAGGCCAATCTCGGGGATCGGCGTCATCACGAGCCCTGTCGCCTGGACGAGCCGCTCGTACGCATCCAGCGAGCGATCCTCTGTCTCGCGCTCTGCGGTCGGGTCTTGATTTTCGAGGAATTGGGACACGTTCATGCCGTGGTCGTAGGCGATCCGATACAAGTTCGCCCCGTTCGTGCCCAGCGCCCGAATCGTGTCCTCCGGGGACTGGCGGCGGATTTCCGGCAGCGCCGGCGAGAGAACCATAGCCATTATTTGTCGTCCTCCTACCGACTACTGGAAGTCCACAATGACGTTCGTCATGTCCGAGTTGTCTACGGCGATGGGTCCCATCTTGACCAACTCGGCAGCAGTGGCCGAGTTCGCATTGCGAACGTAGCCAGCCGCAGACGCCGGTCCTAGTGCCCCGACGAGCTTGATGCCCGGCGTGATCGTCGCCGCGTTGCCAGCAGCCAGGTGGCACATGCCCTTGTGCTGAATTGAGCAAGCGCCGTCTGCCTCGACCTTCAGCAACCTGCCGAGGACAGGATCGCCGTCAACGCACAACTTGACTACATCAGTGCCAGCTCCGTACGTGACCGCGAACCCGACCTGCGCTGAACCGTCCGGCTGCGTGACGTTGAACACAATGGTCGAGTTGTCGGCCCACAAGGTGATCGCATCAAAGCGGATGTCATCAAAGCCAACTGCTTGGCGACCAGTAACAGGCATTCCTTACTCTCCTTTTCGTTCTCAGGCTCGGTAAGCCTGGACTGGTACGCGGCGCTTCGCGCTGGTCTCGGCAGGCACCTTCTCGGGCTCGGCATCGGTCGTCGCTCGCCCACCACTAAACCGCTTGTGGCCCTGTTCCTCGAAGTGCGCAAACAAGTCCTGGAGTTCCTCGTAGCTCCCGCGAGCCAGGACTGGCCCATACGCCTTCTCCGAAAACCCACTCGTCCCGAACGCTCGCACGCCGGCCTTCTTGCAGTCCTCGACCAGCTTGTCGCGCGCTTCTCGCCCAACATCCGCCCAGCGGCGCAGCGCCGACATTTCCTTGCTGATCTCCGCGAAGCGAACCGATACGTCACCCACAAAGCCCTCGGGCGCTAGACCAGCCGCCACGAGAGCGGAACGAACCCCGGAAAGCGCATCATCGGCCACGGTAGCTACTCGACTCCTTTGAAACTTGGGTTTGCCATCTGGTGTCCAGTGCGAGTGGTCCGTGTCACCTTGCGGGGTTCGGTCGTCGTCACCATCGCCATCGGGATCGGGGTTCTCGTCGGTGGGAGCCTTCGGCGCTCTCTTGGACCTCGGGATATAGTCGTCCGGATCATCGGCCTTGACCTGATCCGGGTCCAAGGTGATCGTTTCTGGCTCCGCGCCGGGTCCCACCCCCTTGCCTGTAGCGGTGCCGAAGTCACCGCTGGCTTTCGCCGTGCCGCCCGTAGCGTTGTTGAAATGGGCCGGCATATCGGTCATATCTCGAAAGTCAACATCGTCGCTGTCTACGACTACTGCGCGATCTCCATTGCTCACTGCGCGATCTCCTATGCCCATTGCTTTGGCGTGCCGTTCCAAATGCGGCATGGCTTTCTTGCCACTATCTGGATTTTGAGCCGCGCGAGCTAACGCATTCTTCAAGTGCGGCTCGTCTACCGAACCATCCTTGTCGTGATGCGGGTAGTGACGCAGACTGCGCGGTGTCGTCTTGCCGTCCTCGTCTTTCTTGCCGCCGGGCTCCACGTAGGCGAACGCGCTGTCCGGCAGATCGTTCTTATAGGCCGTGCTCCATTCCGCGCGTTCCTCAACCATCGGTCGTCCCTCCGTCGCAGGCTCCGGCACGGATTCGGCGGCTGGCTCACTGGGAGGGGGACTGCCCGCCGAATCGCGCACCTTCGCGTGCGACACCGAAAACTTGCGATTCGTAAGTGTCGGGAATCGCACGCCCCTATAGCGCCTCTCCAACGCCATCGCCGTGGTCGGCGACAAGGCGTCCATCTCCAACATGCGCTGAGCTTTCGCCAGAACCGGCACCGCTCGACCACTGATTTGCGCCATCGGTGTCGCCCCGTCGAACACGATGCTCAACTCAGCACAGTGCGCTCCATCAACCTCCCCAATGGCGACCGCGCGATCACCTGTCAGCTTCCCTTCCCGGTCACGCACCCCATATTCCAAACCGGGAAGGTGGTTACAAGGTGCGTTCGGGTCGCGTACGTCGGCCGAATCGTCATCACCGCCGAACAGGAGCAAGCTGAGCAAGTCGCCCATCATCAGCTTGCCGTCGATGGAGCAGCGCAAGTCGCCACCGTAGAACCCAATGCTTACGTCGCGCGCCGTACCGTAGTCGATGGCGCGGATCACGTCGTTCGAGTTCACGCCGTTCACGTTCAAGTTGGGCGGGATGTAAAAGTCCATCTCTGCCCTGGCTGGGTTTGAGCCACGGCCAGGCTTGTACCGACCGAGAAACGTGCGGCCGAAGGGCAATTCATTCTCGCGATGTGAGTTCTGAAGCGAGATTCCCTTGGTCGCGTCGTCGGCGTAGTTACGCAACGACGAATCACGCATGCGCGTGTGGTAGCTGTCGATAAGATTGGTCGAAGCCCACGCCGTATTGATGTACGGCAGGCCATTGTCGAGGACAGCCGGATTTTGAATCTGGTTGAGGAGTTCTTCCGGTAGTTCGTCCGGTCCCTTGGGTTGACGACGGGCTCTGGTGCCTTCCAGCAACTGCATCCGCGCCAACATCAGTTGCTGCTCTGGACGCGGTACGGGGCGATCCTCGCTTTCGTCCATAGCTTCGACGGACACGTCGTCGTCGCCGGTGTCGATCATTCGTTACCTCGTCAGCTAGCCACCGATGTAATGAACCGGGAGCCTAGCATGACCGGAGGCGCAGATTCGCCCGTTTGCCGGTCTTTTTGGCCTAGCGAGGTGGGTTCCGACGAGCCCCGACCGGACGCAGGCCGCGCGAGTAGCGCAACGTTCGGGCAGTTTTTGCCTGGAACGTGTGGCCGTTCGGACACCGATACACGCGCTCGCCGATGAGCTGCATCGACTCGCTGCACTCAGGACACTTTATCGGCGAGTCCATGTTCTCCGAATTCGAGACGCTCGCGGAGGCGCCGCATAAACACGAGTCCGTCAATGTATCGCTGATTACCGAGCAGCCTATGAGCGCATAGCTCGTCACATGGTAGGTTGTCATGCTGCCGACAATTTCGTTGAGCGGCGCGTTCGAGTTCGCGCAACTCGGCCTCTGTTCCGTGCCAGACCGTAGGCCGCGCCACGAGGATCACTTCCTGCGTCCACTGCTTCGTATCCCCGGCATTTTGACGCTCTGGGGCGGCGGAACAGGTTTCGGCTTGTACTGCTTGGGCGGCGTCGGCATGTGATGCGGCATCTTCGTCATGAACTTCTCGTTCGGGTTGTCATCGCTCATCAACATGGTCTCGTCCTCCGATGATTCGCCCGAGCGAATCATCCAGTCGCGCGTAGCCTAAGCGGCGCCCACTCGTTCTCCCGTCGAATACACGTCTCGCACGAATCAGTCTTGCCGCGTTCCCACCAGCACTCCCATCCTGGCTGGTTATCATCGAGCGTCGTCTGCTGTAGCTCCCACGCGCACCCACAATTCCCAAAACATTCGCTAGACCCGTCACCCGGATGCGCGGGTAGCTCTGGTGCACCTATCGCGTAGCTGTAGCCGAGCGATTGCACCTGGCGAGCCGAAAGCGGATACAGGTCCGAACGCATCAGCGCTTGAGCGTTTGATACCGAGCCTGCTGCGAACGAAGCCGCGAAACGGTTCAGGTACTGAAATTGCTCGCGGACCGACTGGCCGAGCTTGCCCCAATCGCGAGTGGTCATCTGATATCGACCGCCGCGACCGAGCATATAGGACGCGCCATAGGCGTCCTTGATAATCGCCCGCATCTCCGTTTCCCATTCGGGAACCGTGATCTGGTTCGACACCATCTGTCCTGTCGCTTGTTCGGCGCGTTGGCGTTGGACTTCGAGGAAACGAGCCATGAGGCCGCGCAGGTCGGCCGGCGGTAGCGGGTTGCCGTTCGCATCGAGATAGACCGCGCTCGCCGCGTCCCACGTCCACGGTCGGGGACCAATCGGCCGCAGCGCCTCGCCAAAGTCGCGGTCGCGTGTCTCGATGTGGCCGTTCATGCTCAGCAACAGACCGTTGCTACGTCCCTTTCAATGCTCTTCTGTGCTCCGCATGATCTCGGCGCAGTAGGCATCCGGATCGTCCTTGTCCTTGTGGTGACGCACGCACGCATCAAAATCGGCGAACTCGCATTCACTACCGAAAGGGATACCTCTACCCTCCTTCCCTCAGACCGCGTTCCTGTCGTCCGAGATCACGATGCTGCCATCCTCAAAGATGAAGGTGAAACTCTCGATTCCTGGCTTGCGCCATCCCAAACAGTGGATCGTGTTGTGTCCGCCGTCGCCACCGCCCATATTGAGTTCGATCAGCCGCCGCCGAAAGAAGATGGGTCGCATCGTTTCGTCTGTCATCGCCACGGCGACCTGTGGGTAGCCATCGCGCAAGGGAATCAGAATCATGGACGCTAGCCGGTCCTGCTCAATATGCGCGAACGCGGCGTGTATCCCGTTCCCCGAGCATTCCGAGAGCGCGCTACCGTCCTTGTAGACCGCCAGCCAGGTGAAGATGTCCTGACACTGCGGGCACGTCTGGACAGTGAGGACCTCTGGCCGTTCTTGGATCACGCGACCGGCACGACCAATGCTGAGCCTGGTGCGACCGCTCCGTCTTGCACGTCGAGGTCGATGCTGCCCTGCATTGCGCCAGCCTCAATCGAAATATGTAACGGCGTACCCGCCACGGTCGCGGCCGTCGTGGTCACCGTAGCGAGAAACTGACCGGACCCATCCACCAAAGAGATGGTCGAGGTGTCCGGATCGCTCGTAGTCCAAGCTGGCGGCGCCGGCCAGACGCCACTCGCGAGTTGCGCCTGGAGCGAGATGGGTGTTGCCGTAGGAATGGTAGGCATCAGGTCGCCATATCTGCCGCAGTCATCGGCACCTGCTCTATCGGCGTCAGGCCGACGTACTCAGCCATAAGCACCTGCCGACGAGCGATGTCCGTCGGGTTGGCGTTGAACTCAGTTGACAACTCTTCGAGACTCTTGTCCCGCATAGCGACATGTGCTGCGATGACCTGATCTACCGTCGCCTGTTGAGCAGCAGGGAAGTCGGTGAGCTGACCCGTGTCGTCGTACTCCTCGATGTAGTCGCCTTCCAAGGCTAATCCCGTGACCGTAATACCTGCCGTGGCCAGTTCGCTCTGGAGCTGAGCAAGGTTGATCGGCTTTCCGCCAGTCGGCCGACCGATGGGTGTATCAGTCATCGAATCGCTCCTTGCGTACCATACGCCTCGCGCGCATTCGCCTCAATCACCAACTATCGCGGCGTCCTCGTCGTCGGCAACACCGATCAGGCCGGGCCGAAGTACCAATCGGATCGCGTCCCCAAGCTACAGCGTCCCGTTCCAATTTGTCGCGGTGGTGGGCTTCGTCGTAGCCCAGCACGATGTTTCCCAAGCTAGCCGACCCCGGACCACCCGCGTACGTGGCGTCCACGGCAAGCAAGACCACTAGAAGCTGCGTCGTACCAATGCCCGTGCTCGAAGTCGCCTGACTCGTGTTGTCGTATTGCACGGCAGAGGTTGTGAACGCCGTGTACGTCGAGGGCGCGGTGGCGGCGTTATTCGTACCCGTGGTGTCTGCCGGTGCTCCGGAGGCCGAGGTCTGATTTATGTAGCTCGCTTGAGCGACAGCTTTCCAATGCATTCCCAACCCGGTCGCGAACCCGGCCGAGATACGCACAGTGCGATTGCTCATCGTGGTCGTGCTCGTCGCGGTGATCGCAAGTTGAAATTGCTTGATCCACGAAAAGTTCACGCCCGCCGCAACAGGGATCGGTACGGGTGTCGTGCCGGTCAGCGTGTCCTCGCGGTTGAACGTCGCGCCACCTTCGGCGTTGGCCCCGGCGGGCAGCGTCGCACTGGCGCCGAAGTATTGCGCCTGTACTGTGGCCGGCATTAGTTGGTGCTCCTAACTGTTCTGAGCAGCAGTTTGGACGCAAATGGCCGACGTACGTTCGCGTGATCTGGAACTGGAAAGAGTAGACCCGTCGCGAGCATCCCAATCTCCTAGTAGAAAGGCCGGCCTGCATTGAATTGCGCCACCGGGACTGCTACCCCATTGGATTGGGACTGGCTTTACGTTACCTGTTTCAGAGCAGGCGTCCAGGATTCCTCGGGCGGCGACGGAGGCGCGGGTGCGTGGGCGTCGAGTAGTCCTGCTGCTTCCGGGACACTCTCGTCCCACAACCGCGTGATCCGCCGCCGCTCACCTTCATCGTACGTGACCTCGACGGGAATGTACGCCAATGGCATACCGGGCACACGTAGCGGATAGTCGCCCTGGCTATGGCCGTTCTTCTCAGCCTTGCCGTTGCGCCAGAATCGGAACTCTGGCCAACGGAGACCAGTCGGAATACGGCTCAAGCTCGACCCCGTCTCGCCGGCCTCACCGCCCGTCTCGCCTTCTTCTTTGGTCGGACGAGGCGACGGGCGACCAGGCGAGCCGGGATTGGATGGCTCGCCGGACGCCGTTGGCGAGCCGGTCGTCGTGCTGGAGATGTATGGGGCCTCGGTCGTTGGCAGTAGACGCGGTTCAGGTTGATCGGCCGGCTTACCCGTAGTCATGTCGGCGAACGTCTCTTGATTGATCAACCCCATCATCCAGAGTTTCGTCGCGTTGTCGATACGCAAACCGTCCGTCATCGCGTCGCGGTACTTCTCGGCCGCACGTAGTTCGGCAAATTGCCACCGTACCTCGGCGGCAATACCCTGCGCCTCGCACGCGAGCGTGCACCACTCGGAAAGTTGCGATTCGGACAAATGCTGGATCGCTTTGATACCAGCGGCTTGCAGTTCCCACTGGCGGTTCGCGTTAGCCTCGGATTGACCCTCGATCACACCCATAAGCAGCGGCATCGTCTTGAGAGCGCGAGCAAGCTGCCGTTCGAGGGCACGGATGAGTGGGTCGATGCCAGCAATAGCGTCCGCCGAGATAGCACCTTTGGGCGCGTTCACCGTAACCACGTCCGTCGTCACGAACGCGTCGTCTGGCTGAAGCGCGCTGTAGGCTTTCTGCACCTCGCCGATGGTCGTGTCTACCCACTCTTTCCAAGCGAGCGGGTCTTGCTGAATTGAGGGCGGCGTGGTTTTCCTCAACGGTTCGAGCGCAATCGACAGCCAGTAGCGCGGATAGCCCTGCTGGGCAACGACGCGACGCAAGTCCATCAGTAGCCCAAGCAGGAACAACGACGAAAAGATGGCGGGCGTCGCCGGCGCCCGACCGTACGGGTTCGCCGGCGCGGGGTCGATGGGGATGTAGCCTACGGTTTCCCGCGTGGACAGATCGACCCATTGCCCTAGCTGAAACTGCCCGAGCAGCCAGACTCGACCCCGCACCGGGTCCCACCCTTGCTTGAAGCGCGCATACAGCGGATCGGGCACCGCGAGGTCTATCGCCGTGCGAGCGTCCTCATCGAGAACGAGTTCCGTGAACAGGGCTCCCCGCAAGAACGCGGCGAAGTGCATCCGGCCGATAGGCACATCCACCGAGCCGTACAGCTTGGTCAACCGACGCAGATAGTCATCGACCACCTTCTGCCCTGCCGGCATCGGCGTCTGCGTGCCCGGAATGTAGGCCGTCGCACTCCAGCCCGGATTGGTCAACCTTAGGAAGTCCCAAAGCGCGCGAGACACGTCCGGGCTCGACTCCGCGAGCACGCGCAGGAGCTGCGGAACACTCATGAAGCGGATGTGGTCGGAGTCGAGATCGAGCTTGCGCCAAGATTCGGAAATGCTGTCCGGCGGAAGGATGACCGGCATCCCCGCGCCGAAGTAGTTCATGTCGTCCCACGTGAGACGACCGCCCTTGAGGTTCTTGTCCGGTTGCGGCGCAGTCACGCCCATCCAACCTGGCGGCGGGATCGGCGGACTCGGCGGGGGCGAGCCGGGCATCGGCGGGAAGATCGACCCGCCCGGATACGGCGAAAACGGGTTGTATGGCGCCATCGGCTGGCGAGGCTCGGCCGATGGGAGCCTAAGTGTCTCGCGCAGATCGGTCAGGAGCGGCACTTAGAGCAGCATTGTAATGGCTGCTCTAGCGTGATGCCGGTATGGACGGTTGGCGGCACTTCGGCCCCGCACGCCTCCGCACCGCTTCACCGTGACTACCGGGTTAGGCCCTAACTCAGCAGCCGCCTGAAGACGAGCTAAGGGGAGTTGGAGGCTCACCCGCCATCAGGCCCGAGGCCAGCATACACACATTGGTACGCTAGCGGAGCATCCTGGGCTGCCAACCTTTAGCCGCGCCAAACGCTAGCAACGGTTGTGGCATTGGGGGTCCGCCGATGCCGAGCGACAAGGCTCGCAACGCGTCAATGCGGTGATAGGTGTTCTTGTCCTGAATCGTGGGTAATACCGTGCCGTCCGGCGCGACTTGTCGAGAATACGTGCCTAGCTCATCACGGATACCGCGACACGTCTCAAACACGAATAGACGGTTAGAACTGAACAAACCGACGGCGCGGTCGAGGCCAATCTCAACGTCGTACACGTCCGGCTCTTGCATCGGGACGCCCGCCGCCGCCCACTCTAGCCGCCACGCGCTCTCGGACTTCGCGCCGCCCCAAATACCCGCGAGGATGCCCTCGCCGATATGGTTGAGGACCTCGTGCGCGTGCTGGGCAGCGGTCTTATGCCCGCTCAAGTCCTCCATGTACAGGTAGTAAACCGCCGCCGCCGGGTCGTGCGCCAGGTAGACCTTGGCGGTGTTCGTGCCACCGAAGTCAACACCGACGTAGCGCGGCCACCACGGTGGGATCGGAAACGGCCGTACAAGATGTCCGCCAGACTCGCGGTATGTATCAATGTATGACTGAAATATAAGGCCGGGCGGCTGATCGAACAGCCCCTCATAAAACATCCTTATCTTCCACAGCTGCGTACCCGAGCGCTTGACGCGCTCCATCTCTTCGGCCGGGAAAGATGGGTTGAGCGTCGAAGCGAACTGCACCACCTGGAAGGTCGAATCGCCATCAGCGGCACGGTCGTAAATCTCGGTCTTGAGCCAACCTCGGTTGTACGGCGTGGTCGTAATGAGGACGCGGCCTTGGAAGAGAGAAACGCGGCGCTGGACGGCTTCCCACGATTCCAGGCGGAACTGGTACTGGCCGGCCTCGTCTAGCCACGCAGCTTTCGCGGTCGCCGATTCCAAAGACTCGGGATGTGCCGCCGAGCCGAACATCACGCGCGTCTCATTGTCGTGAAAGTAGAACGTGCGCTCGCCACGAGCGTAGTAGCCGAGCTGGAGCGCATCCCTGAAGTAGTGAATGAACTCAGGAAGCATCTTTTGCTTGAGCAGCGGGAACGTCGCCGTGACCGCGAGGTAATCGCCGGCGCCGCGATTGCGTATCTCGCGTTCCAACCACATGGGTCCGAGGCTGGTGTTATGGGTCGTGATGTAGGCGGTAGTACAAAGGTACTGCCCGTCGGACGCGCCCACGGTAATACAACGCATCGGCACACTGGGGGCCGGATCGCAAGCCACAACGAAGCGCCGACGCGTGTCTGATCGCTGGCGTTCGCGTATCTTGGCCGCTTTGCGCGGCAAACGAAAGACTGGCGCCGAGGTTGTAAATGCGAGACGATAAGCGAGGCGCGTAGGTTTTCCGTGGAGGTATGGCTGCTTTTCGGCCACGCGCACCTTGATTCCTAGCGAACGAAGCAACGTGGCTACGTCGCCCGCTAGCCGAAAGCTTGTTGTGACGTACTCGCACCTTGCTCCTTGCCCTCTCGGACCGACATAGCCGTCAGTATCCATAAGGCCCTGGACTAGAGCTAATCGCTGCGCTCGCGAGCCGAACAGATACTCAATCGGAATATGCTTGTTCCCAAGTAGTCCGCCCGCGCGAAGTTTGGCGTTCAACGTCTCGCCGCCAGCCCATTGGCCGAACGCATTCCGTGCTCGGCCGGCTTTTCCGCCCAGCCGGTAACCTCGCGCGACGCCGGCATTGACTTCTTTGGCAACGCCTATGGCTATACCTTCGGCAGCTATGGCTTCCAGCACTTCCGGGTCGGCGGTAGTAATGGTGGCGGAACTCGACGTGCCGTCGCCCAGCCAAACGCCCAACGTATACGGCGGGATCGGCAAATCGGTTTCCGCCAAATCCGGCCCGATTGAGATCGCCAGACTATGATTCGCCGCACCGTAGCGGGCTAATGTATCGGCAATCTCCTGGGTCGTCCTGACGCCGCTAGATTGCTGTCGATTGTGGCCACCCCGCTTCGGATGTTTACGCTCGACTACGAACCGCGCCTCGTTCTTCCGCTCAGCGCGAGTTTGCGTTACCCAGAGATGTTCGGCGTCGGCTAATACAGAAGTTCCGTCATCGAATCGCAGGCGGTAGGTAATCCCGCTCCATTCGATAGGCGACACGTACGTCACCTTCGTGGGCAACCCGTCCGACCCGATGACGAGGTCGTCAATCTCCAGACTTCCCATCGGCTTGAAGCCGGTCGGTGTCGGGATTGGTGTATTTATGTCGAGCCTTTTACCTCCTTGGGTCCCGGCTATCATGGCGGTGAATCGACTGGCGGACTTCATCACGGCCATCTGACCGGGATGCAGACTCGTGCAGATTCTTCCGCGCCCTTGGCCGATATCCTCGATCCACCACGGCGAGGTCGGGGACTTGGGACGCTTCGCGATAACGCGGGGCGCGAGCGAGGGTGTAGCCGCGACAGCTGCGCGCGGCACGCTCACTCAGCCTCGTCGTCGTCGTCTAGCTCTTCGTCATCCTCCGCGTAGACTCGCCCGTTCGCGGTGGGCGTAGCTTCGTCCGGACGCTCTTCCGGGGCGGCGGGGGGCGCGGTCGGGGCGGGGAGCGAGGCCGGAGCGCCGCCGAGGATGACGAGCCGATTCGCCTGGCCGTTATCCGGGAGCGCGGCGGGTTCGTAGAAGATTTCGTGGATTTGCTGGATCGTGCCAGTGTGCCGCAGTTCTTGCGGTGCGACGAGCCCGAGAATCTTGCAGCGCATCTCGACACACCATGCGATCCGGTCCAAAAAGCCTGCGTTCGGGTCGCGCATGGTCGAGCGCTTGTTCGCCTCGGATACCGAGTCCACGGGTAACTCGGCTTCCTCGCCGGGTCGCGGAACGGCCATCGGGAACTTGAGGTCGCGCCGCCGCTGACGCGTGCTCGTGGCCTCGATAGGCGCCTTCGAGTTCTCCCAGGCTCTCCAGGCTTCCTGTTCGATAAGGTCGATGCGGGCTAACTCTTGCTGACGGGCCAAAGCGAAGTCGAACACGGCCGACGCCCGCCACTCTTTCCGAATCTTGCCCATCTCGTACGCCACGTTTTCTCTCGACACGCCCATCTCGTTGGCGATGGTCATCAGCGAGAAGCCGCGCAGGTACATATTGGAAATCTTGGCGCGGTCGGCCTGAACCTGACCCGGCGAGCGCAGTCTAGCCGGCATGCGCGAGAGCCCGGAAAGCAGGGTGTACACGCAACCGCGAACCAAGCGCGTCGATGGAATCGCGTCCGCTCATAATCCAGTCGGGATCAGCATACGCGGACGCTAAGCGCCGCACTTTGGTGTCGCGACCGCGTAACCAGGATTGGCTCTGATAGGCACGACGCACTTCCCGTCGCGTGGCCGCGAGCGCCGGCCCAATCTCAATCAAGGCCACCGTAAGCTTCCAACCTTGCGCTCGCACCGCATCGAAGAACACGCCGTTAGCGAGCCGGTCACCCTCAGCAACAATCGCTTGAAACGGGCAGCGATCAAGCCACCGAAGAACGGAGGGCTGAACGTTGAGCGGCAGCACGTCCGTGCCTGAAAACAGCCCGTTTCGCTCCGCGCCGAGTTGCGCGCCGCCCGGATACCGCGTCCACGCGAACGGCCGCCTCTCGATGTACGCTGGTACATCTTGCAGCGCTGCGCGCATAACCGAAGTCTTACCGGCTCCCGGCACGCCGAGCAAGTAGAACAGCATCCTCATTTCTTGGGTTCCGGCTCCGGACAGTTATGCGCTTGAAAGTGCAGCCGACAGCACCAGTGCCTTCCCCGCGAACAGAAAAACCAGCCTTCTATCCCGCAGACCGCACAGACCGGGACGAAGCGATTTCTCTCACTCATGGACGAAGTACCACCTCCCGCCGGTTGCGCCACGCAGCAAGCCGATTGCGCTGCACACCCGACCATCCGTGGTGCTCGCCGAGATAAGCGTACGGCAGCGCCTCGCGGCGAGCGATCAGCAGGTCGCGTCGGTCATCCTTGTGCAACGCGGCCCGTTCTATCTGGCCCTGAAACTCGTCTATGTCGTGGCCAACGTAGTAGTGGCCGGTCCCCAGAGAGTTCATGTTGCACAAGATCGTTTCGAGCACCTCCCAATCGAGGTAGTCGTAGTTCGGCCGCATCATCAAGAAGCGAAACTGCTCCGCGAGCCCATTGAGAACCGTGGCGTCCTCCTGATGCGTCGCGTAGAGCCACTGAAGTCCTTCCTTCGGTCCCGACGAGTGTTCCAGGTCCATGTCCGGCGCCTGATACGGCATGTGATGCACGACCCTCAAAATTTCCGCGAGCTTGAACCCAGACCATCGCCCGTTACCAGGAACGGCGTCCCATCGACGCCGGAAGTTGCGGTAATTCGTCCGCACGCGATACCCCCGCTCGCACGGAGTGAAGTTCCACGACAACTCGCCGCGTCGAAGCCAGCTTCGTACCGGCTCGATGGGCGATATCGACCACGGCAGATGACGGGTAAGGTTCGCCTGCCGATACGACGGAACGGGCTCGTGTATGCAGTCGTAGAGGCCGTGGAGATACTGGGCCACCTTGCCAGCTCCGCGCATCCCGCGCCGCTCTACCCCGGTGGGCAGGTCGCTTAGCTCAGTTCGGTCGATACGCTCGTGACTTAGCTCGGGCGAAGGTCCGAGTCGCCGCCGCGCTTCGAGCGCACTCGGCAAGTTGTAGAACGTCACGTACAGGATCGAGCACCACAGCGCGTCCTCGGCAGTGTAGCCGCGAGCGTCGTACAGCGAGCGCAGCACCGGGTAGATGGGGTCAATGTCCCGCGAGGACATCAGGTTCTCGGCGAAAAGCTTGAGCGTGTCCCAGTCACTACGAACTGGGATGAACGCCGGGCTGTGTTGCGGACGGAAACGATGCGACTTCGGAATGAGGTCCGCGAGTTTGGTCGGGACCAGCCAATTCTTCGGAAGCTGCGGCCTACGGTAAGGCGGCGGAACCTGGCGCAAGGCCGGCACGCTTGTACTCCCGGACGGTGCGTCGATGACGGATGCGTTCTAGCTCCATGCCTATCGGCAAGCAGTTCCACATCTGTTCCATCGAGTAGTAGACGATGGTGTAGCGCTTCGCGTCAGCCTTCAACGGACGGAGCGAGGTCACGCCGTGAAGAATGCCCTGGCCGTCGAACATCAGCAACGAACGGTCGCAAACTTCGGCGGCAATTCCGAACTCAGGCATCGACAAGTAGCCACCGCCCATGTCGCGCTTGAAGCCGAGCATCGCGCTCCACACGTCCTTGAAGTTGCCGCTGTCGAAGTGATACCGAAGCTGGCTGTTGAAGTTGATGATGCCGGACGTGAACGGCCCGCCCTCGATCTGGAAGCTCGACAAGACCTTCGTCGCGAGCATCCGATGCCGGAAGAACAGGCGCGGGTTGATCGAACGGTAATACGTCCCGATCCACGGCGCGGCAGCGACGATGGCTTTGTGCGCCTCCGGATACTCCATCGCGGTCTTGGTCGCGGTGCAGTAATCGCGCCGGGTCGTCACGCGCGGCAAGTAGCCAATGGTCTGCGACGTGTGCGGCAATCCGTCTGAGCGGTAATGCTCGGGGAAGTCGATACCTGGCAGGTTGCGCCAGATCGCGTCGAGCATCGGCTTCGTTTCGCGGTTGTCGCCGAGATGAAAGTACGCGACGAGCAGCCTCGGTCCCTCGTAGAGAAGGAATGGCTCTCGAATCAGCTCACCAAAGTCAGACTCGACAGCCTCGCGAAGCTTGTACTCCTCAAGATTGAGCACCCGCCGCTGATCAACCCGGATCGTCCGGATACCTGTCAGATCGACCGTGTCGCGCAGCGCCCGTTGCAAGCCACCCGTAATGTAACGCATGAAGAGGTAACTGAGAAAGTGCTCGCGCTACTTTTCGCCTTGCTGATCGCCCAATCGCCTGCGCCTAATGCCTACTTGCGTCCCGCCCCGGACTCAACCGCCCCCGGATGGTACGAGCTGGCTCTTCCTGATGGGCGCTGGTTGATTCACTCGGGTGAATGCAACTTCACTCCCTGGACCGAGGTCTGGTACCACACGTCCGATCCGCGCTTAGCCGGCCTCAACGATTGCCCGCTCGATGCCTGGATTCAGCTATCCGATACGCCGTGCGCTCTGGACGAGCGGGGCGTGTGCAATCTCGAACTCGACCAGAGCTACCAGGACTACGTGAACTCTTAGCGCGGCCGCAACAGCCAAAGAACCTCGTATCCAACATAGGCGAAAAAGGCCAGCGTCGCGAATCCGAGGATGAGTAGGGAGACAACGAACACGGCTACGTACGCGACGCAGCCGATCCCCATCAGAAAACGGTGCCGGCCTCTTGGATCGCCTTGTACACAGTCTTGATGTTCTCGGCCGTCACGGTGACCTGACCGAGATGACCCACGAGAATCGACGGGTCGAGCCAGATCGTGAAGCCGGCGTCGCGGGCTCGCTGACAAAATGACCAATCGTCGGACAGTTCCCAGATCACGCCGTCGGGTCGCTCCATCAGGAACGGCATAAACATCGGCCAGAACGAGGTCGGCTGATCCGCGTGCGCGAGCGGCAGCGTCTTGACCAACGCTCGAACCACCTTGCGATGGATCGCCATGAAGCCACTCGCCGCGTATTCAACCTCAGTCACCGGATCGCCCAACTTGATCTCGGTCCCGGCTAAGGGCTGCACGGCCCAACCCGCCGCGTTACGGAACGGGTAGAGGCCGCCAACGATGGACTCGGTTTCGCGGCAAACCATCACAAGCTGGCGCGCCGACTCGGGCGAGAACAGCATGTCGTCATCTATGAACATGCACACGTCGTCAGACGCGTCAACGTACCAACGCGTGACCGCCCGACTTCGCAGACGGTCGATAGCCGAGTCGTCAGAGCTAATCAGAAAGTCCCACCCGCTCTGCAAGGCGAGCGAGACAACACGCGGTGAAGTTGGAGCGCTAAGTCCCCGATAGGCCATGATGAGCAGCGTGGCCGACCCGAACGAGCCCGCCACGTCTACTCGTCGTCGTCAGGTTGCTCGTACTCGTCGTCGCAGGTTTGCCGATACGCGCGCAGCGCCGCCGTAACTGCCTCGGTGTTCGTCTCGGACTGGAAGTGCTTCCTGAGCCAGTCGAGCAGCTCAAGGATATCTTCGTAATCTTCCTTCGGGTAGTAGAGCACCACCTGCCGGATCGCCTGGTTCTCGTAGATTTCCATACGTTCTTCGGTGGTGAGCGCCTGAGGTGGCAGGTCTGCCGGACGGCCATCGGCGCGGCGTTCCGGCTCGTCCGTGCCACCGACTGATGCGAGCAAGTCGTCCAGCACTCTCTGGTCAAAACCCAGGACACTGAGGTCGGAGCCTTCGAGTTGATCCAGGTTGTAGAGCATCTCGGCGAGTTCCTGATCGTTCCAGGTGCCCCATGTGTTGTTGTCCTGAATCGCGCGCTCGCGAGCCATCGGCTCCGGGATGTCGTCTACGTCTACCGGCACGTACATCGGCTTCCAGCCGAGCTTCTGAAGGTCCGGAGCGGGTTCCCATCCTTCGTTGAACATCTGCTCGAAAGCGCGGACGCGCATGTTGCCGCCGTAAACGAGAGCGCCGGCCTGATTCTCGGGACCATCCGCGACCGCCACCGGCCGAACCAACGCGAAGCGAGGATCGCGCTTGAGCGAGGCCATCAGCGACTGAAATTGACTTGTCGAAATTATCCGGGGATTGCCAGGAAGCAGGTTGAGCCGCTTCAACGGCTGGAACGAACGACCTTGCGGAAGCGTGACCTGAGCGGTTGGCTGGGCTGCACCTCTGGGCGACATGCGACTGCTACTCCTGTACGAAAGCGTGTAACCACGACGGGACCGGACGTACGCTAATGGCATAGTACACCAGCAGCTATCATGTAGCGTCCTGTCGCCAGGGCCGCCGAGATGTCCTCGCTCTTACGGGACTAGGCGTGCGTCGCGACACGCTTACCTGAGACCGGCTGGGCTTCGGTCGAAGGATATTGCGAACGGCTAAATCGGATGCCGTGCCCTGGCTCCTCGCCGGACGACCGTGCGGCCAACGGATTGAACACCAACCCGTACACGCCTGATCGCCGGGGCACGGTGCCGGACAGGTGATGTGGCTGACGAGTCGCGCCGCGACGATTTGCGCGCCGGCGCCGAACACGTCATCGGGGCGCAGTAGGGCGCAATCGCAGCCGGCCTTGAACAGTCGGTCCATCCAATCAACCTGATAGTCAGTCATCGGATTGCGCTGATCTTTCAGTTCGAGCGCTAGCGGCCTCGCTTCGCGCGGGCTCGTCGCGAAGATGTCCGGCCATCCGTAGCTCGCCTCGGGCGGCACAGCTTGCAGAATCCCGTCGTGGTCGCGACCGAAGCCACCCTGCTGCCGTACGTGGATCGCGTACCACTGCCCCCATTCAAGGCGCTGAAGTACGGCGGGCAGGACGTGACGTTGTTCGGTTGCGGTCTTGATGAAGTCAGCCGCTGTCTTTGGCCGGGAAGAACTCAATGTGCTCGACCGTCCCGTCATCACGGTAGCGCACTTCTTTCAGCCGTGGGCACTTATCGGTATGCGTTCCCTGACACCAGGCGCAACGCGGCGTCGGCGGGTACCAGTAGATGTAGTTCAACGGGTACGTGTACGTCTGTGGATAGGGGTAGGTCTGAAAGTAGTTCTCGGTTACCGGCGTGAGGTCAGTGTTTGCCATTTATAACTCCGTCTCGCTGCGTAGCTCTACGTCGAGCCGCGCAAAAGTTATCTCGATCTGCGGCAAGCGCCCCATCTCGTGAACCCAGCGTATGAGCTTGACGTTGCTCGTCAAGTCCTCGTCGGTATCAGCATTGACGACCGTAGTGCCCTGTGCCGACCCGTCCGAGACAATCCGAAGTCGCACGACTAGCCGTGCTGCGACAACCCCGCCTCTGGGCATGTCGCGTGCGGCTCGCCAAGACACGCCGGACAGTAGCTTGGCTTCAAGGGCACAAGAAGAGGCATGCCGTCCTGATCGAAGCCGAGCCACTCGGCCATGTGGTGGTCAATGTAGCTCGCGATGTAGTCGGCCATTTCCTTTTCGTCGGCGAACCGTAAGGTCTGCATCAGGAGACTCCTGGAGGTTGATTGTGTGCGTGTGGGTTCTCGGGATTCAGGATGCCGAACACGATGAGCCCTACCAAGACAGGCGGGCCAGCCACAACCACCATCAACCAATGCCGCAGCTTGAAGCCGGTTGCGCCATCACGGATGCACACGAGCGCAATCATCAGACCAGCGAATAGCCAGATCGCAGCGAGGGTGGCGGCTATCTGGATCACGGGTGGGTCTGAGACTTGACCTCGATCAGTTGCTTCACGGTACGGTCGTCAATCGTCGCGAGCATAACATGATGGTGCAGGAAGCCCATCTCTTTGGGAAAGGCTTCGTGAGCGGTTCGGGTTGCCCGCTCCCAGATTTCGTCGCCGGTCGATGCGAAGCCCCAACCCATCCGAGTTTGTAGATTCCACCCCTGATGCCCGTACTCGTCATGGCAGCTCTGCATCGCAAACAATGTGTAAACGTACAGTCGGTTCAAGCTATTCCTTGGTTCTGCGACCCGATCTATTTAGCGACTGATATGGGCGATTCCTACATTCAGGACAACACCAACCGATGTCATGCTTGAATACCCAACCTTCGCTTTTGAGGTTCATGTTTGAGGTCAGCGCCTCTATCGTGCCACACACCATACACGCGGCCTGCGGACCGCGCGGTCGGAAGGATTGTTCCACTAGGTAGTATCTTCGCGGCTATTGTCTACCAAGCGCGTCGTAAACCTCGAACGCGGCACCAACACCGCCCGAAGTACCTACCTCGCGCGCTCTCACAACCTCGATCAGCCGTTCGGCAGCCTCAACTCGCATCCGCAGTCGCTCGACCTCAGCATTCCAGTGCTCGTTCGATTCGGCCACCGCGCCTTGCCAGTGCGCCAGCTCCTTGCGTAACTCGCGATTCGTCGCACCGTAGGTCAGCGTCGCGATCTCCTCTTCTGCCAGCTTCCCCTGGAACTCGTCTAGCCACGTTTGTGTTCTGCCGAGCTTCGCCAACAGAGAGACCACCTCGGCTTGAAGCACGGCCACCGACTCGACGCACCAGCACGTGTACTCGCCTCCCTCGTGCGGCATCCCCTTCGTCGCGTCATTCGTCAAATGCAGAGGTAGTCCCTCAATCGGAATATTCATGCCGGTTATCCATCGCCCCATCCCCACCGCAACACGTCTACCCACGTGTAATCCCCGTACGCGTCGGTAACGTTCGCCGCACCCCACGCTCGCGATGGCGCCCAGATATCTACCCACCCGTCCCAGATCGAACCGCCGAAGCCACGATCCTCACAGGTGACGACGTACCCATCATTGAATCGCAGCCTTGTCCCGAGCGGCATGTAGTTCGCGCACGCTGCGGCGCCCTTATGAACTGGCTGAGCATCGGCCATCACGCCGCTGAGCGTGTAGAAGGTCACGCGCACATACTCCTGCCGCAGCTCCTGCGCTCGCGCGGGTTGCGAGCTGACCGCTGAAGACAAGCTGAACACGGCAGCCACGGCGATGTGTCGCACTCCCACTACTTGTACTCCGGCGGCGGGTCAAAGAAGTGCGGATCCTGAATCACGATGTCGAAGTATTCCCGAGCTGTGATGTACCGACCCTCGTAGAACGTCTTGTTCAACCAGAACCAATCCGCGTAGTCGTCCGGGTTCGGACCGCAGCTGTAGATGTTGCCGGCGAGCATGTAGGTCGCGTCCGCGTTTTCGATAAGACACTGCCGACAGTAGGCGAGCGAGACTGCGCCGAGCGCCGAGCTAGCCACGCCGACTGCCGGCTGACGGTCACAAACGTTGCACGTCAGCTCAGTTTGCATGTCGCCGTTGCGTCAACTCGTTCTTGGCCGCGTCGCCCATCTTTCCCATCCAGCGTTCGGTCGCCGCCTGATGGTCTCGGCGCTGAGCGAGATATTCCTTTTCTTCCGATCCCTGCTTCGTTCGAGCCACGTGACCAGCTACCCGAGCCGCCAACCCGTGCAGCGCAAAGCTATACGCGGCCTGCTCGAAGGTCGCCGGCTCAGCGCCCGGCGCCAGGAGCGCATCGTAAACGTGCGACTTCTCGGCGATGCTCAGGTACTCACGCTCGACAGCCTCGCCGATGACTTTTCGGGCGCGCTCCGCGAACTCGTCGGCCTCCGGCTCCATCGACGCTCGTCGCATCATCTCTCCAAACATCTGACCTACCTGGCTGTCCGGGCCGAACGGTCCCATGACAAACCCGCCGTCACTCATGCTAAAAGCCCCCTGCTGGCGTAATGTGCGCTACCTCGCGCAGCCGATCTTCGTTCATCTCCAGATACAACTTCTGCGCCAACATGCAATCCGCGTCGGGCACGCCGCCCCGCGCGTAGACGCACAGCGTCTCAGTCGGTTGCCCATCTTCGTTCAACCGAACCACGTTGCTGTGGTGCCCGCGCCGAATCTCGTACCACGAGCCACGTTGCGACCGCAGCTTGAAGCGACCGCGAGCCTTCAACTGACTACGCTGTGCCGCGTTCAGATGTTCGTTGAGCAGTATCTCGGCTCGCTGAACGGCTTGTTCGTGGTCAGCTCGCTCTTTCACTGCTCGCTCTTCGCGTTCGGCTCGCGCGACACGCTCCGCCGCCTGTTCTTCGGGACTGAGAACAGGCGGACAATACGTAGGACTCTTCCAGCCGGAAGCAATCGTTGTCGTTGCCGTCGCGTTGACCCAATTCGCCCATATCAACTGAGGGAAGTCGGCCGTATAGACCGTCGTGGTGTTCCCTGCGCCTGTGTTCCAGTAGTTCCAGACGATCCCCGTGGTCGTGGCGCTCGACGTGCCGGTCCACGTCGTCCAGGTAGCCATCAACCACCCGCGATCTGCGGCACCATGATAAGTTTCTCGGCTTCGGGATCGAACTCGGTGACCTGCCGACCCTTCTCGCCTGAGGTACGGACCGCGAACGCAGCGTAGCCGCGACCGCGCAAGTCATTGAAGGTACGACGCGCGTTCTCCACTTCCGCTTCCTGTTCGGAGTCCCACATCACCTTCGTATCGCCGGACCCGCCCATAATTCGCATTTCGCTAACCGTCATCGCATACCGCTCACTTTCCTGGTTCGTCGGAGATTGACCCAGGTTTCGTACACGTCTTTCTTGTGATCGAAGTTCCGCACGAAGTGCTCGGCGTCGTGCTGGAAGTGCCACATACCGACGCGAGCGCGCTTGTTCCGCACCTCGATCACAACGACCGGGTATCCGTTCAGAGACACCCAACGCCGCAACGCCCGAGCTATCGGGCACTGTTCGATACTCGACCGCGCGCCGAGCAAGATGTCCTCGTCGGTGACTCTGATCTGGATACGCGTCGGCCATTCGGCCGGCCCTTCGACGCCCGGTAGGACAGTTTGTGTATCCAGTTCTTCTGTCTTGGGCTCAGCTATCGCCAACATGTGACTTCCTCCGATCAACGAGACAAGAAGCTGCGGGGTCGAAGGCGACTCCTTGTCTCGTGTTCAGAAACTAGACTCGCCAACGCGTGCCGTTTGCAACCGCACAGAAGTACGGTTCGTCGGCCTGAAGCAACAGGATTTTCGCCATCGCCATGTCGCGGACGCTTACGCCCCCGCCGACACTCAGGCAGTACGAGCAACCCCGCTCTCCATCGAACCGCATCACTTGCGAGTAGAACATCTTCTGTGCGACACAGACGTAGTAGTGGCCTCCCGCCGATCCGAGGACCGGAACCCAACCTGTGCGCTTGAGTTCCGACCACTGGTACGGCGTGAGAAACCGCTCGAACAACTCACCTTCAACACTGTGCTTGAGATAGGTTAGCCGCTGTCGCGATGGAGGTTCCGGAACAACGTTTAGACAGTTGCGGTTGTAGATTTTCTCCATCGGGACGGGCGGCGCCTCATCCGCCGCAGATCGCCGGGATGAGGACAACTTCCGACTCCGACTCGGCATCGGTGTCGAGCGTAGTAATACGCCGGGGAGTACCCGCAACCGTCGTCTCCAGGGCAGTAAAGCGAAAGAGCGTCGTAAGTTGGCCAAAGACAACCCTGGCAACCTCGGCTTTCTCCGTTTCCGGCTCGTACTCGATCACCGTGTGACCGCTGCGTACCGGAATACCGTAGGTGTGGAACAGCGCCTTGAGCCGGAGATCCGACACGTTCGACATGATCTTGAGCGTATTCACATAACCCCCGTTTTTAGTAACAGGATTGCCGATTCGCCACGGCGCGGAACCGTCCCTCGTCGGCTCTGATGAGTAGGACGGTCGCTATCGCGCAATCTAGGTAGTCCCCACTCCCGACATGAAAGCAATAGGTGTACCCGCGCGAATTTTCGATCTGATAGATGGCAAAGCCGTACAGGGCGCAGACGAAGTACATGTGGCCCTTCGACCCGCGTACCGGAATCCACCCTGTTCGCTCCATCTCCGACCACTGAAACGGCGAAAGATAGCGGTCGTAGAGTTCGACCTGATTCCCCGCTCGCAGCTCAACCAGCACCTTACGGATGACTTCCTTGTAATCCGCAGACTTGTAACGTCCGCTGTGCTGGATTTTTTCGATGGGGACCGTCTCCAACGGATTGGCCGCAGCCGGGGAACTCCCCGGCTGGACCATCCAACGACTGATATAGCGCCCGCGAGCGTCCCGAGGTCGGTCGATCACGCGCCCCCGGCGATCTGCGGGATCAACACGTATTCCGACTCCATGATGGCTTCGGGGTCGATCCGCTCGATCCGCGTCGGGTTGTCCGCGACGGTCGTCGCCAGACCAGTGAAGCGATAGAGCGTCGTCAACTCCGAGAACACGGCGGCGGCGGTTCGCGCCTGCTCGGTACCGGGCTCGAACTCAATAACCGTGTGGCCTTGCCGCGCGGCGATACCGTACTTTTGATAGATGCCCGCGACCGGCGACTGATTGCCGCTCACGAGGATGCTCAACTTGCTCATTCGTAACCCTTTCACAAGTACGCCGACGAGAGAGTTCGCGCTAACCTCCACGTTCGTGCGAGTCGGGGCTCTCCCCGCTCCCTCTATTCTAGCGCGACCGCTCGCCCCGCGTACTTAGCGGTTACTTCTTGAGCAGCCGGCGGCACGTGCCGCCGGCGCCCGTTTATGTCGCTGTCGCCACCAGCAAGTGACGCATCGTAGTTGTTCCGGTCAGCGTCCCTGCGGCAGTCAACTGCCATCGACCCTTGATCGTATGGGAACCAACCGCCACGTTGTTCCACACCCCGAAAACCATTGTCGAACTCTTGCCGTTATTGGAGCCCACGCCCGATTGAATCGCGCCAACTTCTGTCGCTGCGTCCAACGACAAACCAAAGTTCGCGGCGATGTTGTTCGCGTTCAAAGAGAAGCCTATCGACATCCACGCAATCACGTGGCCAACCGTCGTGGTCGAGAACGTGACAGCCATATCCGTGATATCGGCGTAGGCGGTTGAGGTCGTGGACGGAGCCGACGTTGCGCCGTCAGCAGTTCCCGCCACGGTCAGACCCGGCACTCCTTGTGGCCCAGTCGCCCCAGTCGGTCCGGTAGCTCCCTGAAGCCCTTGCGGACCTTGCGCTCCCGTCGAACCCGTGGCGCCCGTGTTGCCCTGAGGCCCAGTCGCCCCAGTCGTACCCTGTGGCCCGGTCGGTCCAGCAGCGCCCGTTAGACCCTGAAGCCCCTGAGCGCCCGTCGCCCCGGTCGTACCCGCAGCGCCAGTCGCGCCAGTCGCGCCTTGCGGCCCGGCGGCACCCGCAACACCTTGCGGACCTGTCTGGCCGACGTTGCCCTGCGGTCCCTGAGGACCAGCCGGACCCGTAGCGCCGGTCGGTCCCGCCGGCCCTTGGATACTGCCGGTATCGTTCCACGCGGTACCAGACCAAACCCAAAGATCGCCAGCAATCAGGAACGCGTCGCCAGCCGTGTTGCCCGTCGCCGGCAGCGCCGCCTGATTCGCGACCGAGCCCTTGAGCGTGAGGCTGGTTCCGGCGGTGCCTTGGGGACCAGCCGGACCCTGTGGTCCAGTAGGTCCGGTTGCGCCAGTCGGTCCCTCGGCGCCCGCTGGACCTGTCGCCCCATCCTGGCCGTTGGCACCGGCTGCTCCGGCCGCACCCTGCGGACCGGCTAGCCCCGTGTCGCCTTGAGGCCCGGCCGGTCCGCTAGAACCCGTAGGACCTACGGCGCCCTGCGGCCCTATAGGTCCCTGAACTCCGTCTGCTCCCGTGGCGCCTGGTAAGCCCGCCGGCCCCGCTGGACCGGGGTCGCCCTGAAGACCCTGCGGCCCTTGCGTGCCCTGAGGACCAGTGGCGCCGACTGCCCCGTCATTACCTGCCGGACCCGTAAGTCCTGTCGGACCGCGTGCGCCGACAGCACCCTGTGGCCCAGCAGCGCCGGTAGCGCCGGTAGCGCCAACAGCACCCGCAGCACCCGTGTCTCCAGCAGGCCCCTGGACACCTGCTGGACCAACATCGCCTTGCGGACCGGCCGGACCTGTCTGGCCGACCGCGCCTGCTACGCCCGGAGTCCCATCGGTCCCGGCTGGTCCCGCGTCACCTTGTGGTCCAGATGGGCCAGTCGGTCCCGCCGGACCAGCCGGTCCTTGAATGTTACCGGCGTTCGTCCACTGCGCGCCTTCCCAAACCCACAGGTCGCCCGAGATGAGGTAGGCGTCTCCAGTCGAATTCCCAGTCGTCGGCAACTGCGACGTATCAGCGACCGACCCCTTGATACTGATGCCTGTTCCCGCCGCGCCCTGAGGACCAGCGGGTCCTGCCGGTCCAACTGGACCTTCGGCGCCAGGATCGCCGGCAGGTCCCGCGACCCCTTGGGGTCCTGCTGCGCCTGGCTGTCCGTCCGTACCAGCCGGACCGGCGGGTCCCGAAGCTCCGGTGGCTCCCGTAGCTCCCGGCGTACCAGTAGGTCCGGTCGCCCCCGGAGTCCCCGCTGGTCCGGGAGGCCCTATCGGTCCAGCCGGTCCTACCGGGCCAGTGGGTCCGGCCGACCCAGTGGCTCCGGTGGCTCCCGTTGGACCCTGAGGTCCTGTTCCACCGCCGCCGCTCGGTGCCGCTGACCCGCCGCCTGCTGCTGTATCGACTACCGCAAGACTAAACGTTCCGTCACCATTATCGAACGCGCGCACCGGAATCGGGTTATCCGGAGCCAGAACAATGGTTGCATCAGCCATGTCGCTGCACCCCGAGCGCGTACGTCCCGTCGCCAAGCGCGTACACCCGGATCGGAATAGGGTTCGCTCCGTCCAAGCACACCCCCGTAGCTGTCTTCTTCGTGGGCGCGTGGCCTGTTGCCGGAGCCGGTACACGCCGGATCAAAAAGGCGTGCGATCCATCGCTCAACTTGGTCTTATTCGGCAGGTTGGTTCCGACTGGAAACCTCATGGTTGTTACGCTCCTTTATCCGGCGGGCCGGGTGGGGCCATATCGTCTGGCGTCAATTCCCCGCGAAGTTGCTCCGCCCGCCTCTGGAAAGATGGCGGAATGTCGGTGACTCCCTCTGCCCGAACTTGTGCGACAATGTGCAGCACGCTCACGCCGGAATAAAACAAGCTCGCCATATACAGAAGCGGGATGTTCGGCATGAGAAAGTCAACAAGCCCGATGATCAATAACAGAAGCAGGATTCCCACTCGCTGAGTCAGGTACGCTCCGAACGGCTCGCGGGCACTGTGCGTCAACGTACGGAACCCGAGATACGCCACGTCGAGGATGATGAGGATGACGCACAGCGCCACCCACTCCAACCGAAACTGCGCGAGGTACGCCGTGATTTGTTCGCTGGTCACGTCCATGCACTAGTCGTAGTGTGAACGAATCACGACAATACCGAGCACGATGGACACACCCAATAACACGTCCGTCACACCTAAAACAACGCGTGTTTCGAGAAAGTCCGGGTCGAACATAACGACTACACCCAACACGATGGCGGCGACAGCGAGCAATGCCGCCATCGCGCGCCTGACCGTTGGGTACGTCCGCACTCCCGCAGCGTACCGGGACCAACGTGCCGACGGGCCGGCGCTTTTCTACGTCGGCGTCGAAATACTCGCCGACGGACCAGGGCGTAACCTGGACTGCCACACCCTGATCGGCCGACGGTGACAGGCCGGACGCGACGACAAAACATGTTCGGGTGTAGCCCATACAATCCCATCGCGTGCTGCACCGCGCATCGCCGCCCCCATCGCCCGTTCCTCGTGGGGCGGGAGCGTTCCCCACGCGTCGAGTAACGCCCACACCGCATCCGTCGTGAACTTGTCGCGGCCCTGCGCGAGAATCTTGATCGCTCGCGCAGCGCAGCTCAGCCAATCTTCTCCGGCGTGCGCTTCTACGAGATCGATGGCGTGATCGCGCAGCCGGTTGCCCTCACCGGGATCGAAGAAGCTAGCCTGCACGCTTGCCTCGAATGCGACCGTTCGGCACGACACTCGGCCTGGGCATAATGCTTGCCGGGTACTCGCGCGGACGAGACTTCAGATTGGGCTTTACGTAGACACTACATCCGGCTGCCCGCGCCTGCCCGATCAGGTGTTCGACCCACTCCCACGGCGGTTGAAACTCCGGCGTCTGCGTGCTTTGACTCGCCGCACCTATCACTACCCAATCAAACATCTCCAAAGACTTGAACGTAAGGCGTTCCATAAGCGGTTCGCACGAGAGCCATTTCACACCGGCTCGCACGTTACGGAACGAGCGCTCTGCGATCTCTACCCGATACTGATAATCGACCGAGGTTCCGCACCACGCGTTTTCCGGCCATTGAATCTCCGCCAATCGCTGTGGGAATTTCGTTAGGCACAGGAAGTTCCACTGCGGCGAAGCCACAATCTGGTCGAACACAGCGCCAACCCACTCTTTCGGAACCCAATTACCGAACAGGTCAGCCATAGAGCATACGAACACGCTCTTGTGCCGTATCCTATCTTCCGCTGTAGGTTCCGGCGGCAATGGTTTTGGGACTGTGTGTCGCGGCGCATATAAACGGCTTGGCAAAAATGTCGGGGCGAACTTCTGCCCGTAAAAGCGCTCAGCGATATCCCTGGCGTAGCAGTACGCGCAGTTATGTAAACATCCGGTTACAGGATTCCAAGACCACCCCGCCCACTCGATATGCTCATTTACCCAATTGAACGTAGCTCGCTCCCGTAACGGAGCCTGTCGGAGAACAGCGTCGCGCTGCTCCTCCGACAAAGTTTGCCAGTCGCCCACCGAGTACGATGCCTTGATGATGCCCGGCGATGGCACGAGTTGTACTGACAAGAGCAGCGGTTCAGGCTCAGCAGAGTCTTGTTTCGCAGATGTCTCTTGCTTGATCGCGTCGTACGCCCCGCGAATCGTAACCGACCCTTCCCGCAGTTGCTGCTTGACCGCCTCATTTTCTGATGACTGGACTGCCCGCACGCGCTCGACCTGGGCTCGGCTAACGCCAAGCGTCTCGGCGGTCTCGGCGGCAGACTTTCCAGACCTAGCCTCCACGGAGGCTAGGTCTGTTCTCTGTCCGGCCGGCTTGAGTCGATCCAGTGCGTCGATAGCGCGGACGATGAACGCGGTCATCTCGGGCCTGGTCAGATTGCGCCGGTCGCGCTGGCGAGCAATCGCGTATTCGAGCGCGTCCCGCTTGTCGGCAAACGACCGCTCATCGACATACACCCGCTCAACGCCCGCCGCGACAGCCGCTCGTAACCGTGTATGCCCGTCTACGACGGTGCTTTCCCACACTACTAACGGTTCGGCTGCGTCATAACCTCTTCCGCGCATCGACGCTTCGACCGCGCGCAGATCGTCAACGCGAATCGGGAACAGGCCGGCGATGTCAGCGTCGGTCCTGAGTCGATCAGTTCGTATCCAACGCATACGTCTGACTTTCAAACAACTCGGCCTGTTCGGCTCGCCGCTTCATCGTTCGCTCGCTAAAGGTATGGAGTTGGCGCAGCGCTTCGCGAACCTTAGCGAACCCGGTAACGATAATTCCGCCGTACTCCCGAGCAATATGTCCCAGAGATTTCTCCATACTGTCCTTGAACTGGTCGCTGCCTACGATCATGTAGGCAAATCGACCTGGGTCATTCGGGATTCTCACAAGCGACGGCAACCGACGGAAATAGCGTTCTCGCTCTGCGAGATCAAGCAAAGCAAAGTACCGTTCCAAGCTAGCCGGATAGTGCCCGTTCATCCGCCCGACCCCGCCGGCGTTAGCACCGATACAAGTTATAACTGTTGTGGCTCGCTCGCTGAACAACCACAGCCGATTATCCAAGACCAGCGTGGAGTCGTACGACGTGTTTGGATCGTCGCAGTACACCACCGCCATACGCTCCCGGTTGATGCGGCTGACTTCCAGAACAGCGTCCTCGTGATGAGCTAGCGCAATTTCATCCTTGTCGAATTCGACAAGGTTGCTCGTTAGCTGTTGAAAAGTAGTTCGTTCGCGTTCGAACAACTCGCCTCGCACGGGAATACCACGCGCGAAGAGATGCCTCGCATGATGCACCAACAAACGCGGGCTGCTCCGCTCGTCCGCGCCATCTCCGGCGGTTGGATCAACGAAGAGCATGCCGTCCAGTTTCAGGCTATCTCGAACGTGCGGAAATGCACCAGCTTGTTGTCCGTACACGCTATTGAGTAGATCGTGTTTGCGAGCAGTCCGATGGCTCGCTCCGGGAGTAGACTTACGTCGCGACAAGGGACAACCTCCTTGGCGTCAGTGGGGCCGGGCGCCTACAACGTCGCGGCCCCGATATTTTAGCCGCCCGCCCCTATGCCGTCCGCGCGCTTCACGCGGCTACCCATTCAGCGCGGTACGGCAGCTTGTCGAAGTTGAGCGCATACTTCGGATACGACATCTGGTGAATCCGGCGAGCAATCCGCTCGTGGCCCAGGTGATTCGTGATCCCCTGGATAGACAAGTTCGACGTGATGATCATGCGTGCGTTGGCGTCGTAGCGCCCACCGATCAGCGCGAACAACTTCTCCGACGCCCAATCGCCTTCCGGCGAATGCTTGTGCTCGGCACCCAGGTCATCCAGTACGACGAGTTCCGCTTCGAGCAGCGATTGCATCAGGTCGTCGTAGCTGCCGTCCTTGTAGCCGCGATGGATATGGTCGAGCAGACCATCAACCTTCGAGAACAAGACCGAGTGGCCCGACTCGATCCACGCTCGCATCGCGCCGACCGCGAGATGCGTCTTGCCGCGTCCGACCTTGCCGTACAGGTAGAGCCATGGCTTACCCGAATCAGCGACCCACTCGCGAACCGACTCGACGTACTCGGCGTAGACCTTCTGCGGCGTCTGGAAGTTGTCGAGCGTATGGCCGTGGAGCCGCTCGCCCAACTCGCCGAACAACCGATTGAGCCGCCGCTGAGCGAGCATTCCGGCCGAACACACCGGGCAAGGAATCGCTAAACCGAAGCCCGGCTCGCCGGGGATCAGGTCGTGCCGCCCAACCCAACGCAAAGAACGGCAGTGGTCGCAAGGTGGTCCGTCGTCAGGCGTCTGCGACGTATCGACCGGCTCGGGCTCGTCGGACAAGCCGCGCCGCTCACGCCAACGCCGGATCGCCTCGCTGAGCGGGACCATCCCCGAACTGGACTTGCGCTTCGCTGGCTCTACGTCCACCCCGGGGTTAGCGACCGGCACGTCGGGTTCGGGCTGAGCCGCATCACCCCAACACGCCCGGCACGGCTTCGGCTTGTACGAAGCGTGAGGCTGAGACGGGTGGTTGTGTTCGGTAACCCAAAAATCTTCACTCATGCGAACAGTGCCTCTCGTCGCTCGTCGTCAGCCCGAACCACGGACAGAAACTCTTCGTCCCGTTCAGCGGGTTGAGCCGCTACCCTCCCGTTCGAGCCGTTGCGGTGTGGCCTCCACGATTTCTCACGGTCGAGCCACGCCGCCGCCCTCGCTTTCAGGCTGCGAGGCTTCGGTGGGCGTCGGCCGGTCCGATAGCACTCTCGCCGGGCGTTGTCCTGTTCGCGTTCGACAAAGGCGTCCACGGCGAGCTTGATGCTTGTCTCGTCCAGGTGATGCCGGAACACGAAGATCAACTCCGAGAGGTCCCTGTCGCTCAGAGACCAGGCTTCGATCCAGTCGCCGGAAGCTAACTCGTCCAACTGACTTTCTGACTTTCCGTTCGGCGGCGAGGAAGGGAAACCTACGGAAGGGATAGAGCTGAGTTGAGTTACCTTCAGGATACTTACCGGAGAAGGAGTACCGGGTATCTCCGGGTCTGGGTCCCAAAGAATGGGACGTTCAAGCGTCTCATTCGGCGTCTCAATCTCTGGAATGGAACGTATGAACGTCTCATTCCGCGTCTCATTGTTCTGAATGGGGCGTTTCGGCGTCTCATTCGGCGTCTCATTCCGCGTCTCAATCACGGTCGCGAGCGGCAGATCGCTCGGTTGGGTATCGAGCGCGAGCCGTAGGCATACGCCGCCGGCGCGACCCATCCTGAGCTTGAGACGTAAGGCGTAGCCTTTATCGACCAGCCGACTCAAGATGCCGCGTATGGTCCGCTCGGTCGTCATAAAGGCCGCTGCGAGATCGGCATATCGGCAAGTCACGTCGCCCGAGTCGGGGTCCGCCAGTATGCCGAGGTGGATCAGCAGAGCCTTCTCGTCCGGCTTCGCCGGCACGCTGACCGACCAAAGAAACGACCGCGCCTGGCAAAGAGTCGTCGTGATAACCATGTCTCTCAAGGCTCTGCGTCCCACTCATCGAAGAACGTGCCGTCGTTGCCTACGTCGAGCAATTCCCTGACGATGCGGTCGCCATCTTCGATCCGCTCAACCGACTCGTGGCAGCACTGGCCAATATCCTCGCCCTCGCTGATCGCGTAAGCCAACGCGTACAGGTCGTCGCTGTAGTTCGCGCTCTCGGCTTCGGTCAGGACCACCAGGCGAAAGACGTGTTTGTAGACAGGTGTTCGGACTGTCATACGGGCTACGAGGACGCTTTAGCGGCGTCCGTGTAAGCCCGGTAGTGAACCATGCAGAGAACCTTCTTGAACTTGCTCTGGCCGTTGTTCGCGAGCATGTAAGGTTCCCATGAGTCGCCGGTCTTGAAGTCAACGCGTTTCAGCGGCTCGCCGCACTCCTCGCACTTGATCTCGGGCGGCGGCGCGGCCACACTCGGTCGCGGCTGTGTCGAAGTTGTGACACTTCGGGCCGGCGGCGAACCTCGCGGGTCGCGCTGCTCTTCCTTGGCCGACAGGTACAGACCAATCCCGAACAAGCTGGCGCACTTCTTCAAGCAGTCGGTCGTGGCGCCCTTCTTGTCGAAGCCGTAGTCGATCTCCTTGCCATCGTCGCGGCGGCGATTGACCTTCTGCGACCCGAACTGCTCCCGCTTCACCCACGAACCCGTCTCGTCGCTGAAGACGGACAAGCGCCCGTGAGTCCACATCTCGTCCGAAGTCGAGTCGTACCCATCAGCGACAATCTCGAACATCCAGTTGAGCGGGCCGAACACGGCATTCAGCCGCGAGACGACCTGCTCACCCGTGACGTAGGTGAAGCCGCGCGGGTCCGTGAACGTCTGAGTAAACGGTTCGGTCAGTTGTGCGTACAGTTCGGCTTGGGTAGGTTGCGCGTTTTCAAAAGACACTGCACAATACGAGTGAGTTTCGAACGCTCACTCCCTCCAAAGGGAACGGCGCCGGTTTGGGGTTCGGACCAGACCGGTGTCCGGCTTTTGGTCAGGTTATTTAGCTAGACGCGGTACGTCGGGCGCGGATGGCGTCGTTAAAGTGGCTCGGTAACTTGATGCTCGGTGGGCGGATCGTCGCCCTCGGTG